TTCGTGGTATTGCAGCTCACGAGGCCCAGGTCAGCAGTGCAGCGCTGATACAGAATCGGGATAATCCAGTGCGGTCGCAGAGGCCGATACGCACGGGTGATTTGATACTGGTGCCAGCCGAAGTCTCCCCGGCTATTACACTCGTTGTCAATCACGTAGTGCCACTCAAGCTCACCCATGTGAAGCTGGGGCGCGAACTTGAACGAACCTTCGCCCACATACTTCTCAGGCACGAGCCGCTCGAACGAACCGTCAGCGATGAGCGTGCCGACTTCGTAAGGGGCATTGAGCCACGCCGGATTGGGTTTGGCGAATGCCACACCACGAGCCGGGTTAGCGACGATGGTCACAGGGTCAACCAAGGCGAGAGTGCCGTCAGCATTGAAGCCGGTGGCGCGAAGCGGACGCTGGTCAACACCGAACGCGAGACCCCGGTAGGCCGGGCTCTGTTCGAAACTGTAAGCGGTCAACGTTTGCTCACCGAGCTTGTAGCCGCCGGTGGTCAAACCAATCATCACGTTCTGCACGCCGACTTCAGAGCGAAAATATTCAATCTGGTCGGTGCCCGCGATGAACCGGAAGTGCGGCATGCTCTCCTGGGAATACCAGTCGGCAAACAAAACTTCCTTGAGGTAACGAGCGATGAAGTGCAGCGCTTTGAAAGTCATCGGGCCGGTAGGCAACAGAGGGGCGAATTTGACGCCCAGGTCGGTTTCCAGACCGCCGGTGAAAAGCGAGTTGAAGTCGTAGTTGGCGTTCGCGGTGAATTTGCTCGCAGAACGCAGATACAACTGGGCGCGAATGTCCGAGTTGATATACTGGGTCACGAGTTTCTTCATCGAGTCTTCGGCCATAACGTAACTGCCTTTGAAAGCCGCATAGCCTTTCTTAACGCAGATGTTAGGACCACGACCGCGGAACGATTCGAGCCGCAGGGTGAATTCGACCGTATCGGTCAAATCCTGAATGCCCAGGTTACCGCAGATGTCGGTATCGCAAACGAAATTGGGGATAGCTAAGCTATCGCCAGGAGCCGCTTGCATCTGGACGACTGACCGAATTGCGTCGGACGTGCCGGACGGGAAGACGCCCCCGCCGATGACGTTCATATAAACCGAATTTGCAGCGACAGCCTTGGCAATGCTGCCGACGATTCGATTCGTATCTTTCGATGCGATATCACTTATATCGCTCGGGTTATCACAGAAAAATGCCATAAGAAAAATTGCTACTTACCGAGACTTACATAATCCGGGTCTCTATAACCGGGCGTAAGAAATTCGTTCTCTCACGCAAGAACTATGTTCGTCGCTTGGCCAGTAGCGGCAAGGTAAGGCCGATTCCCACCTGGAGCGAGACGGGCTGCATTAAGCTCCAACAAACAGTCGGTAAAAAACAAAAAACCCGCAACCAGTTACAGTTGCGGGCGCGTTGCTTTTTGCGGCCAAGGTTATCCTTCCCAACGGTCTCCCTTTTCCAAATTGTCTTTTGCCCATTTGGGCTGGAAATTCATTTTTGCTTTAAACGCCGGGTCGTTGTGGTATCGCTGAATCACTCTCGCTGCCTCGCGCGGTGTCTTTGGGCGTTCTTTTTCGGCCTATCCAGGGCTTGACCCGGCGTTGATAATCCCGCATACCGGCCAATCGTTGTTCATATTCCTCTGTAGTTTCTGATGCCCGTTTTCTAGCCTGTGCTTCTCGGTCTTGTTGCCGGGTTTTTTCTAAATTGTTGGCCCGATACTTCTGAGTAGCCTCCCGAGCCGCTCGCATGGTCCCGGGATTGCTTTTCTTAGCGGCTTTTCTGCACTCCTTGCAGGTATACAGAAGTCCATCGGGCGAGTGTTTGTCTTTCCCAAAAGCCGAAGCATCTTTGTCCTGGTTGCACTTAGCACAGTATCTCATGTCACTAATATCGCAAAACAGTGCCCAACACCACAACTCTTTATTTGATATTATGCGACTTCTTATACCGCAACCTAGAATAAGCAACTCTCAAAATCATTTCACGCCGCTTCACCGAGTGCAGGAAAATCTTCCCATTGTGCTGCACCTCATTATCCATACAGTCGCACGAGGCGCGATTGTCTTCGTTCGTGGGAACCGAAATGCCATCCGGAAAAGACCGGTAGCCGAGCCCGGCGCGGATAGACCACGCCATCATACACCAATCTATAAACGGTGTGCGCGCTTCAATTCCGTCCACGTCAGCCGGAACGCGCGGCGCCACCTCAACCAGTTTCTCAACGCACGAACGCGACATGAAATAAGGCGGCTGAAAAGCTAGCCGCGGGAACGGATACGTCGCGGCGCGCGGATGCATTTCGTCACTGACCACGTTTGACCATACAATGCTGGGGTCTGCGAAAAGGTAATCAGGCAGCCTCGGCGACAAACACACCGAGTCGGAATCGTTCATCAGGAACCACTGATACGGTCCCGCTTCGAGCAGCTTCTGAAGGTGAATCGCTTGCCGGTCGAGCGAGAGCTGGCCTATGTAAGCACGCTTGCCTGCGTTGATATATCGAATCTCTTTTCTGGGGGAGAGAATCGAAGATGTAATCGGCGAGTCTTCGGGCGCGCAGATTGCAACGGGACACTGATGATGAAGATAATACGGGAGCAGCCAGCGAATCTGGTGAAGGTCGCCCGCGTAACCGTGCACGCTGACCAAAGTGTTTTCATTCATCGCAATTTTAAAAGATAAATAAACTTTGGAGGTGTTTCTTCCAATCGGCTCACACCAAGTCTTAGCTCCTCTTTTATATCTGCCGCCATCGCTCCGTCTCGTTGCCATAGCGCCCGGGTCTGCCGAACATATCCGTCTCGAATTATTAATTTTTTCTTTGCCGTTCGACCTACGCATTGGAATCCGGTCGCCTTGTAAACCACACCAGAGTGCCCGTATCTCGGGTCCGAATACGATAACACAAAACGGAAGTCCGTGTTTTGTCTAAGCCACTTCAGGGCCTTCGCAATAAAAAAACTTTCTGTGTTTTTGGGCGTCTCGTCAATCAGCACCATTCTTCTTAGCTCAATAACCGCTTTTGGATTGCCGGGGCAATACTTTTCTGCTACACGAGGAAATGCGGGAGTCCCAAAAAGTATAACACCCGCTAACTCGGGGTTAAAAATCCCGAAAGGAATTACTCCGGTTAACCCCGTAATTGTTTTGGAGTAGTGACGGGATTCTACGAAATCCCGAACCACGGGAGACATGGGAATCTGCTTCACCAGCCCAAACTTAAATTGGAGCGCTGGGGTAGGTGTTGAACCTCCATCTTTAGCCTGGAGTGGCTCCTGTTTTTCAATTAAACTACCAGCGCAAATCATTAGTAAATAATAGCAGGCTACCTATCGGAAACACAACTCAATTCTTGTAGCTCAGCATGAACCATTTCGTCCACGAGCTGCGTAAAACTTACCGTGGGCTGCCATCCGAGCAGCTGCCGCGCTTTTGTCGAGTCACCGAGCAGCACGTCCACCTCCGCCGGGCGAAAATATCTAGGGTTGATAATAACATATTTCTCGGGGTCGAGATTAACGTGTTTAAACGCCAAGTCGAGAAACTCTCGAACCGAGTGTGTCTCACCGGTCGCCACAACAAAATCGTCCGGGTGCGGTTGTTGAAGCATCATCCACATTGCTTGCACAAAATCTTTCGCATGACCCCAGTCGCGCTTCGCATCGAGATTGCCCAACACAAGCTCTTTTTGTAGCCCTAGCGCGATTCGGGCTGCGGCGCGGGCAATCTTGCGCGTCACGAAGGTCTCTCCGCGCCTGGGCGACTCGTGGTTGAAAAGAATTCCGTTCGTTGCGTGCATCCCGTAGCTCTCGCGATAGTTCACGGTCGCGTGATATGAGAAGACCTTCGCGCAACCGTAAGGACTGCGAGGGTGAAACCGGGTCAGCTCATTCTGCGGTGGCGGCGCTGAGCCGAACATTTCGCTGGAGCTGGCCTGATAATACCGGGGATTGCAGCCGCTGGCGCGAATCGCTTCGAGCAATCGAATCGTGCCGGTGCCGGTAACTTCCGCGGTGTATTCGGGCGTGTCGAAACTGACTCTGACGTGGCTCTGGGCTCCCAGGTTATACACCTCGGTTGGATTCATGTCTCGAACCAACCGGGTAAGGTTGCTGCCATCCGTCAGGTCTCCGTGTTGAATGTTCAACTTATCGAAAATATGGTCAATGCGCGCCGTGTTGAACGTGCTCGCCCGGCGAATAATGCCGCTTACTTCATAGCCTTTCGACAGCAACAGCTCGGCCAAATATGAACCGTCCTGTCCAGTGATTCCAGTTATTAAAGCACGGTGGTTCGACATACAAAATCTAAATATGCTCTTGCTAATCCATCTTCGAGCGACACCTTGGGTTTCCAGCCCAGCTCGAAAATCTTGGAACTGTCAAGTTGCCTGCGAGGCGTGCCATCCGGCTTTGATGTGTCCCACTCAATCCAGCCTTTATACTCGACAGCATTCTTGACGTGATTCGCGGCGACATACAGCGGGATTTCCTGGCCGGACCCGATATTTATCAGCGCGCCTTCGTCGTAATAGTTCATCAAGAAAAGACACGCTTCCGCTAAGTCGTCCGCAAATAAAAACTCACGGGTCGGTTGGCCAGTTCCCCAAAGCGTAACCGAAGGCTGCCCCGCGGTTTTTGCTTCGTGCATTCGCCGAATCATACCCGGCAGGACGTGGCTGTTCTCCAGGTCGTAGTGGTCACTCAGCCCGTAAAGGTTCGTAGGCATCGCTGCGATGAAGTTGCATCCATACTGCTTGCGATATGCTTGGCACATTTCGATGCCCGCGATTTTTGCTATCGCATAGGCACGATTTGAAGGCTCTAGTTCGCCGGTCATCAGCGACGATTCCTGAATTGGATTGTTCGCAAACTTGGGATACACGCATGCTGAACCAAGAAAAAGCAGCTTACGAACACCCGAGCGACGAGCGGCTTCAATCACGTTTGTCTGCATCAGCAGGTTATCACGAATGAAATCCGCCGGTGCCTTGGCATTGCCCACGATTCCTCCCACGCGAGCAGCGCAATGAAAAATCCAATCGGGATGAATTGCGTCCATCGCGACTCGGACTTGTTCTTGCTCGCACAAATTCAGCTCATCGCTTCTCGGAGCTTCAATATTGGCGAACCCATTCGCGCGCAACACACGAAGCAAAGCGCTTCCCACTAGGCCGCGCCCACCGGTGATTAAAACTTTAGAGAGCGGGGACATTATCAGCACCAAGTATGTGAATTCTACCCAGGTCCATCAGCGACGAATCCTTGCAGCCGTGCACCCAGATTACGTTATCCTGAACTAACCGATTGTAGCGGTCGAGCGTGTAATCGCGCGTGTTGTAAAGACTCAACATGCCAGCTATATTTGCCCAGCCGCGATTCCGGAATTCATTCGCCAATACGAAGTCCCAGCCGCCCGAGTGCACTCCGTGGATGCACCGGCTCATCCATTGTAAATTTGCGATGCTGCCGCCAATCAAACAGTTTCCGTTTATATGCTCAGCCGGAACTTGCACGAGTGGCCCAGCGATGCATACCGGCTTCAATACGTTGACGGTGTCCCAGGCGAATGACATGCGCGAAATCCAGTCCGCGAAAACCGGGCACCCATCGGACTCGCACGTAAAGATTGCTTTGTAGGTCGGTATGCGTTTCGCTTCACCCATTCGATAGGCCCAGGTAACAGTCGACGCGGCGAGCGAGTTGCAGCCGTAAGGCCAGCCGGTCGCGCCGCGCGGGGACTGATACGAAAAAATATTGAACTTGCGCGACAAATACGCCTGCTCTTTGGCCAGCGGCTTGCAGTCGAATCTATTGACGAGAAGAAAATCCGCTTGGTCGTTGTGCGTTTTTTCCAAGTCAGCAAGATACTCCGTGAGCTTGCCCGCTTGCGCGCGGTCGCCTTCCCAGAACTGAAGGGCCACTAAAATTTTCGTGGGCGCACTCATTGACTTAACTTTTGGAGAGGCTTTGAACCGGTGTTGTGCGGACCGTAAACACAATGCCCCAGGTGACCGCAAATCAAACCCAGGTCTACATACGGAGTGTGCCCGGCTGTTTTCGCGCGCAGACAAAACGAAACGTCTTCCCCGGACCCAAGGTCGTTTTCGTTTTTTGACAATGATAGTGCTGCATCGAGCCCTTCGAGCGCTTTGTATGCCTTCTCAGCTGTTACCGGCCCACCCTCGGCCAGCGCGTTACGCACTCTTTGCACGTTATCCAAGAGACTCGCCTCGGTCGACGTGAACCAGTTGCCACCCGTCTTCGCCGGACCACGGGACAGTCGCGGAAATTTTTTCTCGATGTCCTCGAATACAGAGCGATGAGTGAGAAGACAACCAGTGCCAACCCAGCGAGTTTCTTGAAGCTTGTCATACGGACCTTTTCGTAAGTAGTCAGCCATCTTCGGATTCGCACCTTCGTTCGTGACCGGTGGTCCGAAACGATGCCGTCCGAAATACAATCCACCAACCAGAGACTTGCCGTGGCTCATCAGCCGGTCGAGCGTGTTGAAAGAGCGAAAAGGTTCGGGGAAATAAAATTGCGTGTGCATCTCAAACCACTCAGCGTTGCCGAACGGGCACACCATATCATCATCCATCCAGAAAGCGTAGTCGCATTCCGAATTAAGGAAAATCTCCGCGCAGTGATTGCGCGTGTGCGCGATGAACGCATCGCCCCAGTTCAACAGCGTTGCCGTCCGGCGCCGGTCGATAAGCTGCGCCGCGCAGAACGCTGTAATGGGCGAGACCTGTTTGAACCACGGCAGGATTACCATCACCTTCTTCGAAAAGAGAATGACCTGGGCGGAGCTTTTGTAAGCCGGTATCGGAGTGACACCGGCTGTTTTGTCTACCGGATTTATCACACCTGGGCGCCCGCACGGGCTTTCTCAGCCATGACTTGTTTCGCAATCGAATCAAGAGCGTCGTCAGTGCGCTGTGAAAAGTTGTCAGCGGGTTTCTTGGCCGCGTTCGGGTTCACGATGGTTTCCGGCGGGCGAGCCCGGCCAGATTCCTTGACCTTGTTCCACCGGGCCTGAAGGTCCGTGTGCGCCTTCTGCAGCGCTTCAAACTCGGACTTCATCGCGGCATGAACACGCTGCAGGTTGAAAAGCTGAGCTACGCCGGTGATGAGCGTGGCGCGCATCCTCGGAGAGTCATCCGCTAGCGCTGCCTGGACTTCGCCTTTCAGCGCGGTGATAAACTTGTTGTGGTCTTCGACTGCGGCTTTCTCGGCTGCCGTGTCTTTCTCGCTCGCGGCTTTTTCCTTGAACCAGTCGAGCGCATTCGTGAATTGAGTCAGCTCCGCCGATGTCGCCTGCTGGTGCGCAATAGTGGACTGCTGAAAAGTCTTCGCCCGTTCTTCGAGGTAGCCATCGAGATTTTCTTTCGCGGACTTGACTGCCTGCTCTTTTTCATACTGCGTCTTGACCACGTCCGAAATCTGGCCCTCAATCACTCGCTGAAGAGTGGGGTCAGCCATCGCTTTGAAAAGGTCGGTCAAGTTGCACTTGTCCGGACCACCGTATTCTTTAATCTGCTTGATTGTGTCTTCAGTAACCCGGGGAGATTTTCGCAGCTGCGCATAAATGAATTCGTGCGCCTTCGAGACCTTCGAATCAAACTCCTTGAAACGTGGGTCGAAATCCACGTCCATCTTCAGGCGCCATTGGCGAAGGTCTTCCAGTTCCTTTTCTTTCGCGAGCTGCTCTGGGCTAGGCTGGCCAGCTTTCGCCTTCGCTTCGGTCGCTTCTTTCCGCGCGGCTTCCAGGTCCGCCTGGAGCTTTGATATTTCTTGCGCGGCTTTGATTTTGATGCTCGAAAATGCCTCTGCAGATTTCGGGCTGGCGTTCGGCGCCAACTGGGGCGCGTCCTTGAAAAGTTCGTCAGCCTGTTTCAACGCCGCTTCTCGCTCCGCTTTGGCTGCCGCTTCCTCCTGCGCTTTCTTCGCGGCTGCGTCATCAGCTGCCGCTGGTGTTACAACGGGTGCGGTTGCCCCTTCGGCTTTCGCTTTCTCGGCAGCTTCGTTCTCTTTCGACTTCGCTGCCGCTAGTTCGTCCAGGGCAGACACCGACAGAGGGTCAGCCACCGGCGCGAGACTCGGGTCTCGTTCGAGAGAGGCAGCAACTTTGTCGTTATTGGCTTTTGTGGCGAACGGGTCTTCCCCGAGCGCTGGGGCATTTTGAGTAGATTCTGGCATAACTAGCTTTTAGGTTCGGGCTGGGTTTCGGGTTCAATTTTCTGTCCGTCATTCCACGCGGCGTCATTCGTCAAGTCGGGGTATTCCGTTGGAACTGGCGGAGCGGTCTTCGACTCGTGCGCGAGAGCGACGAGCTGTTGACAGGCATTCTGAAAACCACGGAATTCGCCGGTGCGAATCAGGATGGCGTTAACGTCGCCTTTGTCGAGCAGGACAGGCGCAGTCTCGATTAGCTTCGGGACAAGCCGCTTTCCGGTTTCGGTGAGAAGAAACGCGTTCCACCTCTCGGCGTCAGTCTGCGTCCAGTCATTTTCGTTTGCGAAATATTCCATCGTGAGTCATCGGGGTTGGGGATTATTGTTGGTCCGGTGGCGGCGTGGGAGAATTCACGAGCCCCGGCATGTCCGGTTCTTGACCTTGCGAGAGCTGCTGCCCGGCCTGCGCGTGTGCTTGTGCAGCTTGCTCAATCTGCTGCAGCTTCGCTATCGCTGGGCCAGCTTTGGCTAGAAAAGTTTTGACATCTTTGAGCATTTCCTGCTTCACGCCTTGCTTCAGCGCTTGCTGATAATGCTCGTTGATATGCGCTACAATCGCTTCGAGAACATTGACGCCAATGCTGCCATCTTGGATATGCCCGCCCGCTTGCTCAGCAACTGGCATAATCACCTGGAGGTGAATCATGTGATTATCGCGAGGGCTGACTTCAACTGCCTGCCCGGCACTCAACAAAGTCATTTCCAGGTTCTGCATTCGAGTCTGCTCGGCCTGCTCAGTCGGGTCGTTGTCCGGCAGCAAAACTTTGTCTGCGAATTCCGCGCTGACGCGAGCGGTTAAATCTTCAACTTCCAACTGCCGCTGATTGTAAAGCGGGTTGCCCTTCTTCTCCTGCGCGAGCATGACTGTCAGCTGCCGTTGCTGCGGGGTCAAATCGCTGACGGTGCCTGCAACTGGGCTGTGCGCTAGTTCCTGCAGTTCCTCTTCTGACATCTTTTTAAGCAATCGACGACGACATTCTTTCGCGTCATCTTCGACAACGTCCGGGTCGCAAATGCGTTTCTGCATCGTGCCCACCATGTCGGTGAACTGTTCGAGAAAACGGGTGATTCGAATGTCGCGAGATTCCTCTTCCCGAGAAGCGAGAAGATTCCATGCCGCCGGGGAACGCATTCCCTCGCCCGCTTGCGCGACGTTCGGCGTGCTGGTCGAGCCAATCAGCTCGTTCACTAATTGCTTGAAAAATGCATCGAGCTTGATAAAGCTGTCGACGTTGCCATCAATCTTCTGCTCCAACACGGTCCATTCTTTCGGCAGCAAAATCATGTTGCCGAACACTCCAGTCTTGAAAGTGTGAAACCGTTTCGCATCGCCCTGCACGAGCGTCTTGCCGGACATAATCAGCCGGTCAACGATTTCATTTCGGGTTCGGTCGAGCATCCCCGCCAGCTCGTAAATGTCTCGGCCAATTCCTTTGCTGCCGTGGAGAGTGCCGTTGCCTTTTTGGAAAGAGTAAAATGTAAGACAATCGGACGCATTGTCGAACTGGTCGAGCCGTTGAAAAATATCTGTCAACTCTGGGCCAGCCATTCGGTAGTGTGAAAACTTGCCGGTGACTTCGCGCACGAGCAAATTGTAAACCACCACAATCGAATTGCCCGCCATCCAGCTGGCGCCGATAGTCAGCTCTCGAAGCGCATTCTGATACCACGTTTCCAAAGTTCCGCCGACATTCAGCCGGTCGCGAACCTGAATCGGTGAGGCGCGATTAATCGCCTGCGCAGTGTTCGGCAGATTCCAGCCCGCGATTTCCGCGGATTCTTTGTCTTCGATTTGCGCGAAAAGCTCGTGCGTGAGAAGATTCTCTTTCAACACCACAATCTGCGCCCATCGTGTATCGGATTTCGTGCCGTCCGCGACGAACGACAAATCCTGGTCGAAGTGGCGCGGGAAAAAACTGTAATCATCGAGCCACGAAACAATCGAGTGCCCGAACAGCGCATTGTTGAAAGCGATGTCTTCGATGAGCGTTCGAAAGCCTTTGTGATTCTTGATTGTCTGGGTGACTTCTTTTCGAAAATCCTCTGTCTTCTCGGTCGACGCTTGCCACTTATTTGAGAGCGACGAGTTGGTGAAATACTTGAGCCCGTTAATGGCTGCCATGAACCGCGGCGCCACCTGTTCAATCATGCTCGGCAGTGGCTTAGTGGTAAAATTGCTTCGCCAGCCTAATCCTTCTGCCTCAAGCCGGTCCGCGTTATACGGACGCTCGGCATTGAACTTCGCAAGGATTCGCGAATTCACAATTGAGCGATTTCGCGATGCCATCATCACGGTCCGGACGATATCACGCGCCTGGGCGATATCGCGAACGCTGCGCTGCGTAGGTTCACCCTTCGCTGTGACTTCGGGCGACTGAATAATCGCACCTAGGGCATTTGTTGGATACCCGGTGTTCGTTAGGGCGAAAGGTAACGCCTCGGACGGTCTGTCTGCGTCTGCCATGTCTTTAACAGTCGGAGTTTTAAGGCTGCTTCGCTATAAATATCCGTTTCCACTTACCGAGCGGACACTTTTCCATCGAAAGCTGCGTTTTTGCGAACGCAAGGCATCCGCACTCGGTGCAAATGTCGTCATCGAGCTTATCGCAGCCCAAACAGGTCGAATGCCGGATTATTTGAGCGTGTGCGGGTGCCAAAACCGCATAACCACGCCACTTTGCCCATACCGAGAGGCAAAACGCGCTGAAAAAGTGCCAAAATCTAATTACGATGCTCATACAGGCTGAATTTTCCGCCAGCAATGCCCTGGCAGCTCAGGATTATCTACCCTAGTGTGGTCGATATGGACCGCGGAAGGCAAATCTTCTCCCATAACCACGCATCCGTTCAGTCTCCCGTCCACAAACCGGTCGCCAATCACCGTTTTACGCAATTCGCTGACTGCCTTCTTGCACGAAGAGCAACCGTCCGGTAAAGCCGCGTTTTTTGGACAGCTCGCACACACGTTTGCCCGGGCGGCCCGTTCCGCATCGGTCACAAAAGGCAGCGGCTCTCGTTCTTTCATCGAGCGGAGTCCGCTCAAATACTGCAGCACTCGTGTTTTCAAGCTCGCGACTTTCAATGCTTGTTTGTTCGCTTCGTTTTCTTGCCTGCAGAGCCCCGGATTGTTCGCACACGCATACGCAGTCACCTCAGATGCCGGGTCTCCGACCGCAATTCCGCGCCGCTGACGATACATTTTCACGCGCGCGATGACTCCGTCCCAGGAGTCTGATACATGGAGCACTCCGTCGCCATCTTTGAATTGATATCCTGTCTTCGGATACACGTTTGTATTAAGTGAAAGACTCATGACCAGCCTCCGGCGGACAATTCGGACGGTATGCTCGGCATCTCTCCGTCTTCGAGCGTCTCAAAACGGTTACTTACGTCAATCCGCGCGCCGCCTGGGTAGTTCGCTTCATACCAGTCGTCCGAAAGATTGCCAGCGGTGTTGGCGTCTTCGCCGTGCATCGACAGAATTTGCCCGCTACCTTTTCGCGCGGCATACACTAACAGCGTCAGCGAGTCCGCCTCGTTCGGAGACTTATACCCTCGACTCTCATAATCCTTTTTACTCTCCACTTTTGACTTACCCGAGAGCACTCGGAACCGGCGGCTGCCGATTTGCTCAGCCACCTTGGCCAAGTCCATTGCCGGACTGAAAAGCAAATACTGAAATTCGGCCCACATGCGCGTGGCAAACCACAGCTCCGAAAACATTCGCTCGTATTGTTCCTTCGCGAGCTTGCTATCCTCGGCCATTATTTTCTCTTCGCTCGCTCCCATCGAGTAATTCACGTCATGAATTAGAGTCGACCACTCGTAGCGCAACAAATCGGCGACACCGGCGCCGTGCCCCGTGCGGTCGCACGCATAAAACTCAGGGCGCACGCCGGTTTTCCGATTGATTTCGAGAATCGATTTCTTCATCGCAATCGTGTCACCTTTCGGAAGCACGAATTGCTGGTTCACCTGAAGACCCCATCGCGGTTGCGCGCTGCCATCTGCCCGTTTAAACATCGTGGTGTGCCCGTTCGGATAGTCAATCGAAGCTGGCCACTTGATGCCGGTCGCTAATCCCCACTTTCCGATTGTGTGAATCGCGTCGTCGCCACCTTCGAGAGCTAAATCTGTCGCGCCCACCGAGACAGGCTCATCGAACCAGATGTATTCGCCTCTACATTTGGCCAACATTCCCGGCGGAAACACGGTCGCCTCGATTCCCATCGGCGGATACATACCGCGCCCCATGATGTAGTAGCCGGGCGACACCTTGCCCCCGGCGTTAGCCGCAATTTTTTCGAGCCCACCACGCGTCTGCAAGCCGGGATAAATAATCTTGCCCAGCTTGACGTTCTCGCATTGCTCAGCATCGAGCCGCAACACGTCCCAGCCGCGTTTAGACTTCCAGCGAAAATGCACTTCCGGGTCGACGTTCTCCCAACCGAACGGAGGCTCGGCTCGTTTGCTTACCTCGTCATACGGGTCGTTCGGATTATATGCGCCGAAAATCTTGAAGCCTTGCCCGCTCTCTTCCGTGTTGGACAAGATATTGTCGATGTCAGCCCAAATACCGCGCGCGATGTTCTCGATTTCGTCCAAGAAAATGAACATGCGCGACATGCTACCGAACACCGGGTGCGGACTCGGCCTGGGGCGGCGTTTACTTCCTTGCAACCGGCCTGCTTTCTTTAAGTTGCCCTTCGGAATGATGACGCCACGGATACAGCTCAACTGGTCGCGACGGGTCAGCCCGATAAACAGCTCGCCCACCTCGCCGGGCATCGGCAAAGTGGACTGCGAGTGAAGCGAGACCATGTGCGAAAACAAATTCGCTTCGAGGTGGTCCTTGCTCGGACCTAGCACGCGCACCGTGGTGAATTGCGGGTCGCGCGCCCATTCAAGAAACAACCGGACTCCCATATTGAAGCTCTTGCCCATTGAGGCGGCGCCTGGAATCAGTCCCATGTCGGACGTCTCGAAAAGATTCCACACCTGTTTCACCGAGTTGGGCTCCGGTGTAAACTGGTTCGGGGTCCAGAAAATTTGCGCGGCTTCTTCAAGTGCGCCCTGCTCCATTATGTTTCGGACATACGGAATCAGGACGGTGTTCGCTGCCTCCGGCGGCTGGTCTTTTTTGAGCGGATTCTTGACTTTGAAATATTCGGTGACCGCTTGCGCAGCTTCAAACTTGTTCCCGGCGTGGACGAGCCGGGCGACATCGGATGCTAGGACTTTCTCCCGCGAGCCCTCCGGAAACATTTCAGATTGCCCTCCCGCAATTCAGAACTTGTTCCTCCGTCGCTCCAGGTGGAAACTTCACCAAAGGGGCGGTCTCCCAGCCGCGCGAGCCAAAGTTTTTTGGTCTTATCTTTTTTGTCGCACGACCGGAGAGACCGAAATTGATGACTCGGAACGAAATCCCCTGGTCAAACTTTATTGCGGTCTTCCATCCGCGGGCTTTCCAGCTTCTCAACCAGAGCCGGGCGAGGGGAAGGTCGCGCTCCGAATACTTCGCAACTATTGTAGTGGCCACTCATAACAGTCGGCTTTAAAACGGCGGTTCGCTACAGAAAACGACCGGTTGGGACTTTTACCCCGCGCGATAAGTAAGCCCCGGTTGGCTAATAGTCGCGTATTCCCGTGCTAAAAAGCACGGTTGCGGGGCACCTAGCCGGGTAATTACTCCGGACAGTAGGCTTTTCGCCCCGGACTGTCTACTCCGGTCTGTCTCCCTCTTTTTCTTATTCCGTGGCACCAGTTGACGCTGGTCGGGTCACGGCTGCCCCAGGCGTAACTTCACCCTGGTTACTAGGGCGCCCGGTTCGAAATTACTTACTCGCTTTTCGCGGGCTTCCAGCCAGCCGCGTGTCGCGAGAAATCCCCGCAATCTTTTGCGCTGCTTCCCACGCTTCCCAGCTCATGTTTTTGTGTGCCGGGTCGGCGCCGTTCATGATTTTGCCCGCCCGTTCCTCATCCCTCGTGAAAGAGGGCCAGTTAAATTTTCCGCCTCGCATATCAGTTTTTAGTCTCAGGTGTTATCCGCTCCAACGTCACAGCGAAAATAGGTTTCACCGTGTCGCGCCGCTTCAGCATGTCATACACCGAATTGCGACTCCATTCTTTCCCGTTCCGTTTGAAAATTCCCCGGCGCGTCAGCTCTTTCGCGATTTCCGAATACTTCAGCTTGTGAACCTCGGCTAATTCGCGCATCTGGCGCAAGACTTCCCGCTCGCCCATCTTCTCGCCGAATTGTTTTTGACCTTCGCACTTGCCCAATTCCTTGCGGATTCTGGACTTCGCGGTCGCCATCTTGAGAACCAGCACACTCTTCTCCCACTGCGCAATCGCAGCGAGAATTTGCCGCATAAGCGTCTGGGTAGGGTCGCCCGTGTTGCACGCCATGTCTACGACCTGTCCCTGGTCGGCTGCGAAAACCTGGATACCCCGCTCGCGGCATTCTCGCAGTAGCAACTCGGAGGCAATCAGGTCACGCGCCAGCCGGTCCATGCGTTCGACAATGATGCAATCGATTTTCAGCCGCTTGAGAGGGACGTTGTAGCCAATCTCAGGAAGCGCGTCAGCGACTCCGTTTAAACGGTCAATACTGGACAGAAGCTCAACGAACTTTGGCCGGTCGACAGCCTCAGTCTTGCCGGTAATCGCTTCGAGAAACTCTCCCTGGTGCTCGATAGCGAACTTGGCGCAGAACGCACGAATCGCATCGCGCTGCCGGTCGGGACCGTCGCCATCGACTTGCCCGATTGAACTGACTCGAATGTAAGAGTAGGCGTTCATTGTGCGCGCACGATGGCAATAACAAGACCGACCAAAACCGGCACGAAAAAGCAAGCAGCGGCTTTCGCTGCAAAAGGCGTAGGGGGCGCCGGGGCTTTCCATACTAACCGACGTTCGTAAGCCTTTCGCCTCGCTAGTTCTTCGGCCACGTATTCCGCATGCTGCGGGTTGCTAGGGTGCTGCGGGTGTGAGTCAATCCAGTTCGATTTGGCCTGGGCTTCAATTTGAAGCATACCCGGGTCGCGGGCGGGCGCCGGAGGATTGATGACGAGCTGCCCATTAGCGACTACCGAGGCGGCTTTAAAAATGTTGCCTACCCCGTTGGCGAGCCAGAGAAAAAAACCGATTATTACGGCCCACTTCAGCAGAAAGAGCCCCACGACCGCTGCCACAACCACGTCATTCATGCGAAAACTCTAACATACCAATATATCGGGCGCAACTCTTTTTCTGAAAGTATAAGGGCGACTCATTCCTGTCTGAGCCGCCCTTACGTGGCCTAACCGGCCTATGGTTGTAGGTGTAGTCAGGGGACGAACACCAAAAATTTCAGCAATGTGGCGATAGGTTCGAGTTTCGCCTGCTCATAGAAAGCGCCAGTCGTGAGAAATCCAGAACTAGCGGCGGCCTGGGCGACTCTCGAAATAACGTCTTCGGAAAAAGGCGTCTGATATGCAGAGCCTTTATCCATTAAATCAATCGCGCTTTGAATCTGCGCTTGCTGCGATGCTGTAAGTGCCATAGTAATTAATAGTCGGTTGTTTTTTACTGAGACGCAATTAGCTTTTGTGCGGCGCGTCGTTTTTCGGACCAAGGCTTCCCCTTAATGGGCGAGCACTTTCCTGTCCGTGACTCAGACATTTTCTGAATCGTTTCTAACGAAAGAGACCGTCCAGAAAGAGCATTGGAAATTTTATTGCGGGTGCCTTCCGATGGAATCCGTCCAGGTCTTCCTCGCAGTGCCAAAGAAAGCTTTAACCGCGTTTCTGCGGATGGAGACTTTCCGGACTGCCCTCCTAGTCCGCCAACCGCGAGATTGGTCAAATCGAATCCGCGTTCTTGATACACCTCAATAAACGCACGTTCCCAAACTTGCCATCCGGCCACGGGAACCTCCCGAAGAACTTCTAACACCGGAACTTTACCCGAGCTAAGCAAAGATTTTATCCAGCAATCTTTGTGCGTTTTATACCGGCTGGCGTTCCAAAGATGCAACCGATATCTGTGCGCCGGGTTATCGGATTTTCCGATATACCGGCACTTACCAGTCTCGGGGTCGTTCAGACCGTAAATGAAAACGGTCTGATTCATGCCACTATGTGCGAACCGTCACACTGTTGGAAATGCTCTGCACGTCCGTCTGATACGGGGGCGTGGCCGAAGGCAAGTCCGCAATGACCCGGTAGAAAACATCGCCGAGAGCCGGAGGAAGCACCTCGGCATAGCTCAAGCTCGAAAACTCATCTTGCTGATGCACGGTCTTCCAGGTGGCGCCGCGGTCGAGTGTTCGCTGCACCTCATATCGCCGCACGTCAACAGCGTCCCCGTCGATGACCCAGTTCAGAGTCACCCGAGTGTAAGCGGGCAAATCACCGTCAGGCGAAGCAGACAATGTCAAGGTCACCTCGCCGGTGGTTGCCTCGGTGGTCACGTTGACACTGTTCGAGTAAATGAACGTGCCGAGATTGTTCGTGCCGCCTTGCGTCAAAACAGCCCGCAGACGATATGTCCAGTCGCCTTCTGCCGGAGAATCGGTGAATGCAAACGGCGTGGGCACCGGAATCGCTACTCCTTCGGGAGCAGGTGCAGCAAGAACCGGAAGCGTAGCCGGATTAGAATCGAGAGTGACGGCGCCATTCTGGGCCAGTAACCGGCCCACTACGGTGGCACCAGTGTTGAGCGTGATGGAAGTCACCGCCAAAATTGAGCCCTGGAGAACCGAGCTGACTCCGATTGTGGCGGAGCTGCCGACAGCCCAGAAAACGTTCACAGCTTGCGCGCCGTTAATCAGGACCACCTTGCGAGGGGTGACAACGGTGAGAGCTGAACCGACGATGAAAACGAACACCGCACCGGGATTGCCTTGGCCGTCCAGAATCAAGTCGCCCGAAGAAATCAGCATGGTAGATGCCGAAGAGTAGACGCCGGGGGTCAGCGTGCTGCCTCCCAAGTCAGTGGTGCCGACGACGGTGCCGGGACCACGCGCGGTCAGGTTATTGTAAGCGGTGGTCAAATCGGTCTGCGCGTTCGTGGCGAGAGTAGTGCCAATCTGAACTGAGCCGGTGATTACCCCGGGAGGAAATCCAGTCACGGCAGAGCCGGGGCTCATGCCCAAGTCACCGTTTACAACGGTTGGCCCGGTGTTGGTGATAGTGGTGGCGGCGAGAACCTCGAAGGTGCTGGCCAAACCAAGCGCTGGCGCAAGACCAGCAGGCCCGGGACCGCTCGCCGGAGGAACCGGAACGACCACCGGAGTCAAAGCGCTGACGAGAGTAGTCCAGTCATCGTCGCCGCGGCCAAACCGTTTTCTCTGAACACCGAACGCCACAATGGGCGGAAACCCCGGGACGACATTCGTCCACGTAAGGTTAACCTGTTCGCTGCCGTCTGCGCCCGAAACGGACGCGCTGAGTGTATCAAAATTTTCCATAATCGTTATGCTCGTTCCCTGACCAAGAACAGTCGCGACTTTATTTCAAAGGCGCAACTCGCGAGAGAACTTTCTTCGCAGCGAACGCAACGATAGCGGTTTTCGCGGCGAACAATCCTAATTCAACAACGAGACCAAGCAAGTTGACCAACACAATCGATGTGATTGAAGGCGCAAGTTCCATATATTTTATTTTTCGTGACGTGCCAGCTTCAGCCACAACGCAAACCACGTTGAATTTTGCCAACTGTCATCCTGCGTCACTCTTTACAGTCGGTCTGTTTCCACTTCAGGGCAAGTCTCCGTTCTCTTTTATTTTGTTCTCCTCATACGGAACCGCTTTGCGCCGGTAGAATTCTGCTTTGGCGCACTCCAACACACCGACGATTCCGTTTATCCTCGCGTAGCTGGGGTTGCTATCAAAAAGCTCATTGCAAATTCTGGAAATCACATAGTTCATTTGCCCTGGGCCGCATCCGGTGCACCGCAACTTGATAACCAGCTCGGTGATTGCGGGGTCTAAATAGTTTCGTTCTTCTTGCGGGATGTATGGCATTTTATTTTATCGGGCGGCACCCTCTGCCGAAAAAGGGTAAACGGCAGAGGGCGGCCCCTAGGAGCTGGTTGAGATTAGGGAAGCTGGCCGGGATTGAAAAGCCCTGGATACCCGTGCATGTTGAAAAGTTCCAAACCGCAGCGGACATACATTCCGTCATTCGGAAGGATGACGAGGTGCAAATAGTCACCGTCGACATCGTCGATGCCGGATGCCATCACACGTTGGGTCGCATCGGGGCAAACCTCATACAGAGACCATTTGCCGACGCCGCGGATAATGAACGTGGCCAACTGGGTGCCATCGGTTTGGGGCGTGACGGTGAAATACACCAATTGAATCGGGTGAGTGACAACGTCACCGCAGATTGCGTCAATGAGCTGGTCAGGCGGACTGGGCGGACCTGCATGAACACTGCAAGTCAACATGAAAACTGCAAGTAGGGCGTAGAACTTTTTAAACCACATAGGTGTTTAAACGGAGGAGGATTTAGCCAACTGATTGTTTTGTTTCGCTTTGGTTGTGAAAATTCATTTACCGTCTACACGAACTCCGGCGTTCTTAATCACCTGAACTGCGCGGTCGTCCCATAGCTCATACATTTTCATGTCCTTCACATTTGTGACCGGCAATCTTCTACCGAGCCAATACTGGCACCACGCCTCAATATATCCAATCGCTTCTGGCCCATTCGCCACCCGTGCAGTGAATATGCGAACGTCTTTGCCTTCATCCAGCCACTGCATAACGCGACTGTGCATTTTCGGAATTGGCGTCCCGATATGGTCAATACCGCGCCAATGGTCATACTGGGCAAGCGTGCCATCCAGGTCAACGCCTATCCAACCGCCGTGCCGGTCATGGACATTAGCTGTCCTGGGTGATTTTGATTCGCGTTCGGTAGCCATTTTTTTCTTCTTCCTGCTTCAAAAACTTCTGTGCGAGCAACTGCAGAATCCGAAAGAATTCGGCCTGGAAACGATAGTGGTCGGCGCTATCGAACTCGCAATCATCGTCCCAAACAATCGTGATTTGTCTACGCACTGGGGAAAGCGTAGCAGGGCGAACCAAAGCACACAACTCTTTTTTATAAGTGTCGCGCGCCCGCTTCTTTGACTCGCTTCCATCTTGCAAGCAAAGCTACTCTGCGTTTAGCGGTCGTCTCGGCGGAGGGAAATTTTCCTAGGTTTGCGGCCCGCAACTTTTCTCTCGTTGCGGAAGAGACCGAGTGCCCTATTTTAATAAGTCGTATCTTTTCGCACGTCTCTAAAGACCTCTTTTGCCCACGATTCGCATTGCCTATTTTTTCACGAGTTGCCTGCGAATGCCTTCCGGTGAATCCTTCCCCTCCCCGTGTGGCGTTTGTTAGCCGGGCACCAACTTCTTTAAAAAACTCTATGTAACGGCATTCCCAAAAACTCCATTCGTTTTTCGGGACCTCCGCTACCACTTCTAGGACGGGCAGCGTTCCTACGCCTAACAACGCCTTTATCCAGTTGTTTTTATGCGTGTTGCGTCTCAAAAAATAAGGACATACGTGCTCCGAAAACCGAACCTTTGGATTCTTGGCTTTGCCAACGTATCTCGGTTCTCCGGTATCCGGGTCTTTTAAAATATAAATAAAGGCTAACGAGTCACTGCTCATATCCGACTAAAGAAAGAGACACCAGACCGGTGGCGACGGATTCGATATGCGTGAACGTGATACTCGTTCCACCGGGGATTTCGAATCCATCGAAAAGAAAAATACTGTCTGAATTTTCCTGACCGACCGCTGCGGTCGGAGTGTTGATTCCCAATTCACCCTGCCAGAAAATCGGCGAGCTGTTTGTCACCGGCTGGGGTCCGTTCATTCTCAACCGGAATCGCGAATTGAAAACAGTGGCAGCCGTGGCGATGACCGCAATCCCGAGCTGGGTTATGCGAAGCGTTTTGCCGTTTGTCACTTTGTAGCTACTCGCCACCGGATTGATTTTGTTGCCTTGGAACGTGCCGCTTGTCCAGTTCACTAACACGCTTTCGGTGATAGCCCCAGGAAGACGTTCCCACACGAGCGATAGATACGACCGTGCCGGATTCGAAAAAGTGACCGGCTGCGCGATTCCGTTGAAGTCAACCGAAGCAGACTCATTACCCCGAGCGAGCGCTACCTTCGGATTGCCGTGAAGCGTCACCGATGTGCTCGGGTCGAGCTTTACCGGCGGACCGTTCGGGTCGAGGCTAATCGGACCGCGAACCGCGACAGACGAATTCGGGTCGAGCTTGACCGGCGTATTCGGGTCAAGCTTCACCGGCGGACCGTTCGGGTCCAGCTTTAACGCGTTAGAGACGAAAACAAATTGCTGCTGCCGGGGCTGCGTGCTGCCGCCAAGGAACACCGGCGGATTAAAAGGTCTGTCATGGTCAGGCATACCGATAACAGTCGCGCTATTTTGTAGCCTTCGCCACTAATACTCATAACCAATAATCACAAGCGACACCGTGCCGGTGGCGCTTGATTCTAGGTGGGTGAAAGTGATTTGCTGGCCCGCGGCCACTTCGATTCCGCCGTCGGGCGAATAGCTTTCGAAAAATTCCGCTTCCGCCACTACCGCACTCACTGAGGCACCGATTTCGGCTGTCCAGATAATCGGCGAAGCGTTTGTGACTGCGGCTGCCTGCCTGATTCGAACCCGGCTATTGAAAACAACGTTAGTGGTTGCGCGGGCAACAACATTGATTTGCGTTATGCGTAACGTCTTCCCCGCACTCACCGTGTATGCGGAAGCTGCAGCGAGATTCACTGCGTTCAGCGTTCCGTTGGTAAACGCAACTAGCGCACTCTCTGCTATGCCACCGGCAGAGCGTTCCCACGACAACATGACGGACTGCCGAGACGGCACAACCGGAATCGACACCGCTTGAACGACAGGAAAATTAGAAACCGCCACCGTGCCGCTCACCGGCTGAGTCGCTGGAAAATTGTTGACCGCTACGGACGGCAGCGAGTCAACCGTGACGTGACCGAGCAACCGGGCGGCTCGGTCCGTGACATCTGCTGAAATCGTCGCCGCTATAGACACCGGCTGAGTCGCCTGAAAGAACGCGCCGGTGACCGCTTGGGATGCCGGGAAGTTGCTGATAGCGACTGTTCCACTGACCGGTTGTGTTGCCGGAAAATTGCTAACTGATATGCTGCCACTCACCGGCTGCGTGGCTGGAAAATTACTGACGCTGACTGTGCCTGAGACCGCCGGGAAGTTGTCGACGGTGACGTGCCCGAGCGAGCGGCTGACTCTGTCAAGGATATCCACTCCGCCGACTACGCTGACCGGCTGGAGTGACGGAAAATTCGAAACGGTGACAACCCCGTTAATCGGGACGGTTCCGGAAATCTCCACCGCTTGAATAGCCGGGAAGTTCGCAATCGTCACCGGTAGGACGACTGGAAAATTCAACACGGTTACCGACCCGGTGATTGTCTGAACCGCCGGGAGGTTGCCAATGTTCACGTCGCCGACTGTGGCGACTAAAATCGGAAGTGGATTTGTGAGCAGGACGGACTGAATCGCGGGCAGATTAGCTATGTCTACGGTGCCGGTAACGGGATACGTTATCGGAAAGTTGGCGATGTTTATCGAGTTGCCGATTGCAATCGAACCGGTGTCAACTACGACGTGCCCGCTGATTGGAACGGGTATCGGACTCTGAATGTCGACTTCTGTGGCCATATTGGTTTAAGAAGCCAGCACGGTCATCTGCCAACTTTGAAGCGGTTGGCCTCCCTAAGAATAATCGCTAATTCGGCGGATTAGCGCTATGGGGGATTTCCCCTATGTAAGAAATACTGGTGTGTTTTTCTTACAAGATTCGGGCGCCTTTAACCAAGTTCGGTCGAGCCCAAAGCAGCTGCAGATTCGAGAAGTGAAACGCCTTTTTCTGCTGCTCCGGGTCCGACAAATCAAAACTGGCAAGCGGGATTTTGTGGTCGATGTGCCAGCCTTTGAAACTGTGATTCGCCCAGGTCATGCCGGGCGCGAATTGCTTTTCTAAATGCTGCCGTGCCTCGTCAACGGTGCAACCAAGTAGCTCGTGCGTGCGCGCCGATTTGCTGCCTGTCCAGAACGCTTTTTCAAAATACCGGCGCAACCTCCGGATGAGTTTGGTTTTAACCTGCCCGTTGAATCTATCGGTTACTGCCTGCGCAGCTTTGGTAAACCTTGCCAACTCACTGGACTGTCGTTTCGCCTGACGGTCGAGCAGCCGCCTCATCGTAGGTGCGAAAGTAGCAAGCTGCCGCTTCACGTCGCCTTTCTCGTGATACGCCGCAAGGGCGTCCCGCCGATTAATGAGCTTCCGACGAATACCTCGAATTACAATGTCCAAGCATTTCAAATCTCGGACCAGCAAACGCCGCTTGACTTCGTCCGGAGAAATCCTCCGTCCGCAGTTCCTAACCTTGGGCCGTCGCCGATATGTTACGTGTCCTTCCGGCGTAAGTTCCGGAAGACAAACACCTTGCGTTTCTACTATAGCCAAATGTTTTGTTCCCATACGACGACAGTATACCAGCTATCCCGGCAGCACACAACTTCTCATTCGTAACTCATTGGAAGTCAGCACGATAAAACATTTTTTACAACCAAGCTCTGCCGGTAAGCGAAGCGTCCCGGCACGCCGCCCCCCTTTAACGTTAATGGAGCGTAGGGAGGGTCAACCTTCACCTCGGACCGGCGGCGCGCGCCTGGGCCAGCCTGGGGGCAAGGCTGGGCAGCGTGGCGCCAGCTCGCCGGACCGTCGGGGATTTGTCGAATCAAAACAACAGCTTCGATAAGCTGTTGATACTCAACACAACGAAATTTCGTGTGCAAATATTGCACTCACGCCCGAGCGGCGCGACGAATTTCGCTTAGGTGCAATATTTGCACATCAGCCCTTCTTCCATTCTTCGCCTTCGCCGCCATCAGCTGGCCGGTATCCTTCGGGAGCTTCCATGCGCCCGCTCTCAACCTGACGTTGTATCTCACGGTGACCGATGATAGCAATTACAGTTAGTTCCTCGCCATTGCTACCGACCCACCTAAAATATCCCGTTCCGCTTACTAAATCGACTTCGGGTTTGCCGCTCACGGCAGTAGTCAAGAAAACGTGCATATCGTCACAATCTGGAGGAAACTTTGCCAGCAATTGCTTTAATTCTCGAACGTTCATTGTGTTGGTGTGCGAGCCTCCGCCATTGCCTTAGTCAAGGCAATATGAAGCTCCGCGGTTGTTTTGTGTTCGGTTGGGTCAGAATCTTCTCGGGCCTTTCGGTCTCCGACCGTGTCCGCTAGCGCTTGGTATGTCATCGAGTGTGTTTTCTCTAAGGCCGAAGCAAGGTCAGCAAAGCATCGCGTGACAATCTTGCGCGTGACGATTCCTTTGCGGTCTACCTCGGTCGCGAACAACAAATCAGACAGGTCGCTCGATGACATCGTAGTCAACTTCTTCAGCACACCTTGCAAAACGTTGCGTAATCTGTGGGCCTGCAAAAAATTAATTGCACGGTTCACGCCTCTCTCCGAGTCGCCCGGCTTAGAAGAAAGCCGCATGTCCACGAGAACTTTTATCTTTTCGGTCCACCCAAATTGTGTTGAATATTCGACAATCTTTTCACGGGGCAGCCCAGCAGACAATGCTGTTCGCTCGACGTCGCCCATGAAAATGCAGAACAGTTCAAACGTCTGGTCTACATCAGCCGGTGGCAGTGTTTCTGTCGCGTCAACTTCAGCGATGCTCTTATCCATTTCTTGAAAAACTGGATTCTTCATCGCTGCCTCGATGACTTTTTCTGAGCGTGTTTTCTTTTCTTTCATAGGCCAAGAAAATCTTTAGGGTAGACCCAGCTTCCATCAGGGAGCTTTTGCCTTCCTCGATTTGCCGCGGAACCGAGAGCGAGCGCAGCTAGTTGCGCAGGTGATTTCTTTATAGCTCGATACCGTACGCGTGCTTCGGGCGAACGTTTTTTACCTCTATTTCCAATGCTTATTTTATTCCGGCTTTTCGTTGACCATGTTCGCGTTCTATTAGAATCCGAGACAACTTTTCCCGAAACTCCATCGCCTCCCTCGGTCGAATTAGTTAAAGGAAACACTAACCCGAAAATAGAAATGTAAGCGCGTTCCCACCAGTCCCACTCTGCTACCGGAATCCGCATCAAAACATCGAGCACAACGGGCTCATTGCGAGTCAGCATCGATTGAATCCAGCGGTCCTTGTATGTTCGACCTTTGGCCGCATTCCGAAGATGCTGCTTGAATCGTTTCGCGGGGTTATCGGCTTTGCCTATGTAGCGAACGATTCCACCTTCTTTAAGGGCGTAAATAAAAGTCGTTGCACTCATCCGGTGTAAGTAGGCGAGTCGGGATTATTTGGGGCTTGCGCCCACCACTGGGCACGCTCTTGCAGCCGAATGCCGCGCTTCGCGACTTTGTTCAGGGTCTGGAGCGACTGCGGCTGGTTGTCGAAAAGTGGGTCCGGATTCTTCCGCGGACGATGCTTTTTCTTGCTCACTGATTAACAGTCGGTCGCCGGAGGGCGCAGCGCTATTACGAAAAACAGGCGCACGCCGGTAGCTTATTACTCAGCACGCCAGCACACCGGATGAGTATGGGTAGAGCTTACCCTTCCTATTAACTTATTCTAGGACATTTATTATATTAACGCGTGTGATTATATTAAATATAGTATATAAATAGTGAATTAACTGTCCTATAATTACCTAATAGGAAGGGTAAGCTCTACCCATACTCATCCGGTGTGCTGGCGTGCTGGCTAAAAATAGTTGTAGCGGCTCGTCTGTTTTTAAACGACTGTTACGTGTATGAATACATTAGCAATCACGCCGGAGCAGAAAACGTGGGCACTTTGCAACGTTCTTGCCACGATTAAATTCACAACCGAACTGACACCCGAAGAGGTGGCGAAGTGTCGACGCGTCCAGCTGGGGACCGAGCCTCTCCGCAATTTGTCTTTTCTCTCACCTTACTACCGGCCCTCGCTTTATCTCGCCGGTAAACAGCGACTGTTTGGCAAATTCAGGTCGTCCGATATCGCTTCGGCGATTCGGCTGTCCGGCATGCTGGTGGTCTACTTTTGGCCTTTTCGTCAGCGCGGCTATATGGAGGAACCTCGCTTGTGCCTGTCGAAAGAACGCGCACTAGCGGACCTGAGTAGCGAATCCGCGATTGTCGCTGTGTTGCTCCAAATCCAGCAATCTCTTCAATCACAAGGGCTGTTGAGTGAGACGCCGCACAAGCCCGGTGAGGTGACTGAAAGGCGCCCAAGAAATGTCCTGGTGCTCAAAGAAGTTGAGAAGCTAGAGAAACGAATTGCAGCGCTTGAGTTGCTAGTCGCGGCACAGGACTTCGAGCTGAAGCGCTTTCTTGACCGCTACAACCAGGAGTCTCTCGCGGCTTCTCGCAAATACACAGAAACGAGTTGTGTCCAGTCTGCCACTCTGTCATAGTTCTCTCGTTATGAAACAAACCGGATTGCGTGAACGACCCGCACCCGCAGGATTTTGTCCGACCGGCAAAGATTTCAGCAGCACACACGCAGACAAAGACAACAAATTCTGGCTATGAACAAACCTCTCGAACTGAACGAAGGCCGCGATTTGATTAACGCGGTGAACAAACTGAACGCACTCAGCGCGCAAAAGATTCTCACGAAGACAAGCGATGCTGAAAAAGCTGGCCTGGACTCGTATGTCCGGACTGCCCTCTACGAGCATGCCAGCGTCTTACTCGCGTGCTGGTTCGCCGTCCGCACTGAGTATGAGCCGCTCATCAATTCGGTTGGCGCGATTCTGAACCGCGTCAACGGGATGAAGCAGCTTCATGAACAAGCTGTGGCAGCCGCAGCCGAGAAGGAGGAGGCGCCCCGTGACTAATCTAATCGAGAAAGTCAAAACGACTATCGGTCTGTCTGCAACTGGAGGTGCCGCCGGTCTCCTGGCGCCGCTGATTGTCATTTTCTCCATCGCTCTCAGGTTTGCGTTGCTGTTGCAGTTTTCGGTCTCCCTGCCCTGCATTATTGGACGGTAGTTTTCGGATTGTGGGCTCTGATGGTTTTACGTTCTCTCATTGTTCGTTAACTCCGCTAATGAGTAAATCGTTTTTCAATTCAATCGGCAGAGTCACGCTCGACTTGCGGTCAATCGGTGTCACGTTGTTCAACTCGCAGTATGAATGCGGAGAGAGCTGGGACCGCGAGGGGCGACGACTTGTTCGCACTCTTCGCGCCCAGATTGTCGCTGAGCAGCAGAAGCCGTATCAGTATGAAACTCCGCGCACTTGGTGGGACAGTTTCAAGCAGACCTATTTTCCTGGCTGGCTGCTTCGCTGGTTCCCGGCTCAAATGACTACTAATTGGGTATCAGTTGAGACTGTGTATCCGTTCCTGAAAACGAAAATCCCGCCTGACCTGCAAGGTCAATCGGTCACTGTATTGTTCTCTGGCATACCGGCTGGGAGTTTTCTAACTGACTTCGTAGACTGCATGACTCCAGACAAGTGGGACCGAGAAGTTGAAGCGATATGCTTCGCTGAACAACGGTGCGATAGCCGCACTTGTCCGACTTGTAAACGCACACTTAGATATGAGTAGCCGCCACATATCGAACCGCCGCGATTTGTTCGACAACAACCACCGAACCGCAGGCAAGGGTGACAAATCCCGCAGCCCACTGAATGAGAGTTACAGGCGGAATTTCGACGCTATCGATTGGAAGGGCAAGCGACCCGAGCCACCTCCAATTGGGTGTCGCCATTTAGTGAAGGGCGAACTAATCGAAGAAGGTGACCTTTATTTTCGACCGCACACTCGCATTTGGGAGACCTTTAATGTTTCCGTGGGTCGAATTTTCAATGGCACGTATCCAGCTGCCACTCGCGCTGACCGGCCAATCGATTTACAGTTCAATCCGAATGACCATGAACAAACTAGGTAGAACAAACAAAGAAAGACACAAAACAAATGAACAACCCAAATGACGGTTCCAATAAAGACGATGGCGGCAGAGTTTACTCTGCTGAAGAGCAGGCAGCCGAAGTAGAATCAAACCAGGACGTTGTGTTTCGAGACGATGGAACTAAAGCGTCTGATTCTGCCGGGCACTAGCATGAACCAACTCGCTAGGCTGCACAATCAGAAAATTATTTGTGCAGTGCTGACAGATATTTTTTCTGTTGAGCCGAAGTCAATCGGAAATCCGGTAAAACGAAGAATGCGAAAAGCCATAACCAAAATCGTTGCTAAATGGGCCAAGATACAAATATGAATCGACACCTCAACAAAAACAAAAAGTCCAAACCGATTCCTCAAAACCGCGGCGTAATCGAGCTGCCCGACCAGATGCCAGCCGAAGTCGCCACCGAATTGCTGTGTGCTCCAGGTGCTCGCCTGACAATGCGCCTTCGCAAGAACTGCCACCTTGCCCGGGCAGATGGAATTTTCTGCTCAACACTCGAACCGAAATCATTCGCTCAGAACTGTGCGGACCGCTGCCGCAAAGCGAATGCATCACAGTTGGCGAAATGGGCAAAGCGAACCTTTTCGAGCCGCGTCACTATCGACAGGCTACTCAAGAAACAAGCCGCCCGGCTGGAAATCCTCGGCGGTTCGTCACCAGCTGCGAAGCGGCTGCTTGAGCAGGCAATCGAAATGTTAAATCGTAAGGCCGTCGCGTGTGATGTTTTCATGGCTGCGCTGAAAAGCGAAGCTGACTCCCGTTTAATCAAAGCTCTGTAAATGTATGCCCACCGAACAAGAAAGAGAAAAGTTTTCAATCAACCCAAACCTTCCTGCCGATGCAGAACTAGGTCTGGGCACGCAAAAAGCGGTAGTGCCGAAGACACTGCACGGGCACAGCGCGGACGTCGCAACTCTGCGGTCAATCGTGGCGCAGCTAAACAACCCGGCGACACCGGACGACGCGGAGCGAATGGTGCTCGCGCCGGAATCAAAAGCCGAAGTCGCGCGCGCTTTCAAGGAGTTGGCAGCTTCCTCTGCAGGCCAACCGTCCCAGGTATCTGCCCCGATTGTGGCTGGTCCTACCTCTGTTGCTGTAAACGAGACTGAACAAGCCGTGGATTCCGTGTCGCCCGCGCCCGTTCAGTTCCTGCCCAAGATTTTCGTGACCGGTCGCATTGGCGGCAACGCCGGTATTGAGCGGCTGTTAGTCAACCTGCCTGTTTCGACTGCAGTCGTCAGCTTGAATAAGACGGCAGCCGAAGTGCTCAAGTCGACCTGCCAGCTCAAAGGCGAACCGCCCGCCTCTTTGGTGGCGCCTTTTCGTGCCTGGGGCGAAGGTATTCAATCGCAATCGGCGCCTTACACTCTCGAACGTTTGCTGCTGCTCGGCCTGATTCGAAAAACGTTCGCCGATTTCGGCACCGCCGGTTTCTGGGCTGGCTTGATTCTCGGTAGCATTCCTGCCACACAAGGTCAATCGATTGTTGTAGGTGTCCAAACGTCAGCTGAATTCAAAGCGCTTGAGGCAGCTGGGTTCGTTCACTATCACGCAGTCGGCTCCGGCGGTGCGTCTAACGCGCTGACTACGCACCTCGACAACGAAGTGTCGAAGCAGCTATCTCAGCAGCGTAATGGCAAGCCACGTCTCCGTGTAATCTGGATGGACGAACCGGCCAAGATGCCAGCCACGGACCGCTTGATGACGCCGGACCAGTTCAGGAAAGAAGTTGTGTCCGCACCCGAAACTGTCGTAGAATCTTTAATGGTTATATGATTAATCTTTCAAAATATCCGGAGCTTCAAGCCTGGTGGCGCGACATCGTGACGAGCGAGCTTGCCCGCACCCAGACTATTATCAATCCTACTAATTGCTTTGGTAGCGTCACCGTGACACCTACTGTTGAGCAAGCTGTTGCAAAGGCAGACGCCGCTATCCAGGCTTTTCTTGACCTCGTTGCTGCGCTACCACCGAAGCATTCATGCGACGGCAGCCAGATGCCCGCTTCACTGGAAGGAAACTGACATGCCCGGCGACAAAAGCCACATAGTCAAAATTCGCTGCACGGGCATCAAAGAGCTTGTGTGCGACAACTGCACCGCCAGTCAGGCGAGCGAAGACCCGTGGAGTTATGTGGTCAGCGAAACAGAAAAGTCAATGGAAGACTGGGACGTGTTGAGCGTTTTACCAAATGAGTGAATTAACATATTATGAAGAAATCAAAGAAGAACACACCGGCTGATTCAAGGCCGGATGCTATCCCACAGGAATATTGGCCACTCGAACGCAACCGCAACGCTGGCGAATACGACAAGACCAGCCGCAAGGCGGACGAGAAGGGTGGCAAAATCGTCGAGAAAACAATTGTGCCTCGGGTTCAATGAAACGGATTCCGCTCACTCAAGGTCAGTTTGCCCTAGTGGACGATGCCGATTTTGATTGGCTGAGCCAGTGGAACTGGCATGCGATAAAGGCTGACAACACGTTCTATGCCTCTCGCAAGTCGCCGCGTGACCCTATTACGCGAAAGCAAACCACGATTGGAATGCATAGCGTTTTGCTTCCGGGGTGCCCGCGAGTGGACCATCAAAACAGAAACGGGTTAGACAATCAACGGCACAACTTGCGCCCAGCCACTTTCTCGCAAAATAACAGAAACCGAAGGAAACGAAGCGGGTGTTCAAGCCAGTATAAGGGAGTCCATAGTTATCGGGAACAGTGGATGGCGCGCATTTACGCAGACGGGCAACGCCTATATTTAGGCAGCTTTTCAAGCGAGGTTGATGCGGCCAAGGCTTACGATGCCGCTGCCCGCAAAATGTATCGAGAGTTTGCAGTCACCAACTTCTAACATTAAAAAAATATGTCAAACAAATCCGTAATTGAGCTTCCCGAAGGTTATGAAAAGCGTCAGGCGCAAGTGCCAGGAGAAATCGACTTCTGGAAGCATGCCTTTATCGCTTGCCTTCATCACTACGGCATCGCTCCGGCAGCTGCGAGTGTGGCGAACCAAGCGGTCGATGAGCTGCGCAAAAAAGTTGCCGAAATGTCATGAGGAACGGAGTCATGGACCCGCTAGCACCGCACTTAGTAATGGGGGTGAAAAACTTCCCGCTCGCGTATCTAGCTTCACCGTATTCTCCAGTTCGGCGCGGGCTGCATGTAACTCATTTCGTTCATTGCACCGACAACGAAGTCAAGTCGATGCGGTGCGACGAGGCAGTCAAGGCGGCGAAGTGGCTGATGGAGAATCACAAGCTGAATGTGTTTTCGCCAATTATCCACTCGCACGCGCTTCACCTCGCCGGGATGCAAGGTGACTGGGGATTCTGGCAGAAAATCGATACCGATTTCCTTTTCGTATCCGACATGCTCATCGTGTTGACGATACCGGGCTGGAAAGAATCGACAGGTGTGCAAGCCGAAATTGAGATTGCAAAACGGTTCGACCTGGACATCTGGTATGTTAAGATTTCGAAAGATGGAAAATATCAGTTGAGGAAAAGACCATGAGTAACGAATCATGCCCAGGTATTGGCGGCGCCCCGACTCGCGCGACCGTGCTTCCGGATTCAGCCGCCGAGCGTAAAAAATTTCCAGTTGCCTCCGGCCTATTAGATTACTTCCCCGATGCGTGTGCGGTCGTGGCGAATGTCTCCTACATCGGCAACGAGCAGCACAATACCGGCAAGCCGCTGCACTGGGACCGGACGAAGTCAGGTGACGAGGCCGATACTCTTCTCCGCCATTTCCTGCAACGAGGCAATCTCGACAAGGATGGCACCCGGCACAGTGCGAAGATGGCATGGCGAGCCCTTGCGCTGCTTCAGAAAGAACTTGAAGCAGAGAAGGCGGCAGCCACCACCGCACCAGTGTCGTGCAGCCCGCTGTGCCCGGTATGCGCCGACCTTATGCCGGGCTATCCGAGCCCTTGCGTTGAGCGGGTGGAAAGCTATTGCCAGGAGTGCGGCTCTTCGCCAGGAAAGATGCACGGACCAAAGTGTTCTCGGTTTTCCGATATCCCGTTCTGATGAACCGCAGAAGTTTTTTCAAGTCGGTCTGTCTCGCTGTGAGTGCCATCGCAGCGTGTCCCGCATTCTCCTGGGCAACGTCTCGCAAGCACGCGGGACCGATACCGCCGTTCGTCATGCGTAAATGCCTGGGACGAGAATGCGCGCTACCGAACCAGGAGTGGCTCGACGCGGTGTGGGAGCTTAGGATTCAGCCCAAGAGTGGGACGGGCTGGGCCGCCGACCCGTTTCCTTTTCGTTTCCGGACGCAGAGCGATGGAGAATATTTTTTAGCACAACTGACGAAGCAACAGCAAGAATTCAATGCGTTCAGAGTTAGCCGAAAAATCAAAATCTCATGAAAGAAATTCCTTTAACTCAGGGTCAGGTCGCGCTGGTGGATGACGCCGATTACGATTGGCTGATGCAATGGAAATGGCAAGTGCGTAACTCCAGGGGAAGATTATACGCGTGTCGAGGAGAATATTTTCCAGAACTTGGACGAAGCTTGCAGTTCCAGATGCACCGAGAGATTTTACAGGTTCCTTCTGGCGTAAAGGTCGACCACGAAGACCGAAACAGTTTAAACAACCAGCGATACAATCTTAGAAAAGCAACCACGGCTCAGAACGGCGCGAACAGAGGGAAAGAAAAGGGTGCCACTTCGAGCCGATTTAAAGGAGTCTCCTGGGCGCCTAATTGCAATAAATGGCGTTCTAGGATTACGGTAAATTACAAATGGATAGATGTAGGATACTTCTGTTCAGAAGAGGAAGCAGCGCGAGCCTATGATGACGCCGCTAAACGATATTGGGGGGCTTTTGCCTGCCCAAATTTCCCAGAAACTCCGGCCTTGGCAAATCAAGCCAGCTGAACAGCTCATTGAAATTCTCAAACAGCATGGGGCAGCTATTGACACAAGTTCGACTGGTGCGGGAAAAAGTTACACAGCTGCAGCCGCGGCTGTATATCTTAACGTGCCAACTTTGGCAGTTGTTCCGGCGATTTCTGTAGAGTCATGGAAGAGAGCTTTTTCACATTTCGGCGACACTTGCACCATACTCAGCTGGGAAATGTTGCGCAGCGGGAGAACAAGTTTGGGTTCGTGGAGCGGGGGCTTACCGCTTTCGAAGACGCAAAGAGAATTTTTTCAATGCGTCGTTTGCCTGCGGGTTGTAGAAATGCAGGCGGAGAAATTCATGGCTTGCCCTCACCACAGGTTTGGCACGCACTGCGTTCAAACTAAAGTTCGCCCGCACCGTTACGGTCGCTTTCAGTTTCATCCTGGTGTTAAGTTTATCATCCTAGACGAATGTCATCGCGCCGCGAATGACAGTTTAAACGCGGAAATGATGATTGCCGCCAAACGGCAAGGCATTATGACGCTAGCGCTGTCCGCCACTCCTGCTAACTCGCCACTCCAGATGCGCGCGCTGGGTTATCTTCTCGGCTTGCATGGCTTAGCCAACTTCGATAACTGGGCCTATCGAAAAGGCTGCCGTCGTGTGCCCATGCGAGGCTGGGCATGGCAAGCGTCCCAGGCCGACCAGCTCGCTATCATGGCGGACATTCGGACTCAGATGCGCGGCGTTAGACTTTCAGAAAAAGACATACCCGATTTTCCCGAACGGCATATTTCGGCTGAACTATACACGCTGCCGGACAAGGACACCGAAGCTCTCAACGCGCTGTATGCCGATATTGCGGACTCTTACTCGAAGCTGCAGGAACGCGCTTCGCTAGACATTAACCCGGAATTGCCTTTGACAAAAAGGCTACGCGCAAGGCAGCTCATCGAACTTTTGAAAATTGGGGTAGCCGCTGAGTTGGGCCAGGATTATATTGAAAAAGGAAACTCGGTCGCGTTCTTCGTGAATTTTCGCGCCACAATTGATGAGCTGTTTAAACGATTTCCGAACGCTCGCATAATCGACGGGAACAACACAAAAAACCGCCAGCAGATTGTGGACGATTTTCAGGCCAACAAATTCCGCGAGCTAATAGTGAACAATCAAGCTGGCCGGGAATCTCTTTCGCTTCACGATTTAACTGGCGACTCTCCAAGAGTGGGTATCGTGTTTCCATCCGACTCAGCAACCGCGATGAGGCAGTTATTCGGTCGCCTTGCTCGCGATGGCGGCAAATCGGCTGCATATTACCGGGTGATTTTCGCGGCGAAATCGGTCGAGGTGCCGATGCGCAGAGCACTCGCAGCGAAGCTGAATAATCTGGATGCGCTGCTCGACAATGACCTGATTCCCAACAACTTACAAATAGACTAAAACAAACTGTTGACAGTTTCGCGAGGTGTGATATTCTTTTGGCATGAATAGAAAACAAGTTGAGGTCAAGTGGGACGGGCAAGATATCAAGAGTCTGCGCGCTGCTGAGCGCAAAAAGCTTCGGCTGGAGAACGCGGGCTACAAACTGATTCGCGAGAGCGCCGGTTTGTTCCGCTCGTCGCTCATTTATCAAGCTCCCTGATTTTATGACCCTCGCACAAATCGACGCAGTCGCAATCAACAATACCCTGTGGGTCGTGCCCGCACTGGTCATCGCCTCGGTAGTTCTGGCGTTCTGGCTAATTAATTATCTGTTTGACTGACCCATGACCGACGCATCTTTTTTCGGTTGCATCGTGCTGATGTGCGTGCTAATTTCCTGGGCGATTGACGAATACTGGTTATGAACAGCGACAACGTTTTAATCCCTGCCGACTTGGCAATCGACGTGCTGCTCAATCTCAAGCATAACGAAGACTGCCCAGAGCGAGTTTTCACGGTGCACAATTCGCACCTGCCGCCGCAACACCCGGCCTGGGAGTTTCGCCCGGCTTGTAACTGCCACGTTTCGAAATTCGCGGCAGCGATGAAATCTGGAATCAACAATTTTATATGCACGGACTTACTGAAATAATCGCGATGAATAATCGTGCCACTGAAAAGGTGGAAGACAACCACAACCGGCATTGCAGCTGGACGGGCAGCGTAGCAGATGGGATTGTGTTGCACAGTGCGAAACTCCGAAACACCGTGTTTCTCGCTCCGGCGAAAGCGGCAAAGTTTGTCACCCGTCTCCGGAAGGCGAAGACAGGCATCGAGCGTGACCACTTAATCGAATCGTATTTTAGCTAAAAACAAACATGAAAATTCAAATCAAAAATCGTTGGGACGAAAAAGTAATCTTTGAGACCGATGCCGAAACAATCGGTGGTGCGGTTGCTGCCGCTATTGCATCGACGGCGGACCTCTACGGCGCGAACCTCCGCAGCGCGAACCTCCGCAGCGCGGACCTCCGCAGCGCGGACCTCCGCAGCGCGGACCTCTACGGCGCGGACCTCAGCGGCGCGGACCTCTACGGCGCGGACCTCAGTAGCGCGAACCTCATTAGCGCGAACCTCAGTAGCGCGAACCTCTACGGCGCGAACCTCCGCAGCGCGGACCTCTGCAGCGCGGACCTCCGCAGCGTGGACCTCCGCAGCGCGGACCTCTACGGCGCGGACCTCTACGGCGCGGACCTCAGCGGCGCGGACCTCAGCGGCGCGACAAATTGGGAGCATATTCTTTTCATTAAAACGATAGTTCCGGAAGGCGATTTGATTGGTTGGAAGAAACTTTCAGGCGGAAGCATTTGCAAACTCAAGATTCCGGCAAAGGCAAAGCGAGTTGGCGGTTTGATTGGCCGAAAGTGTCGCGCTGAGTATGCGAAAGTCATTTCGGGCGCCGGGGCAAGTAGCCACGACCCGGAGTTTAAATACGTGGTCGGGAAGGTTGTAAGGCCCGCTTCTTTTGACCCGGACCCGCGTGTTGAATGCTCCGGTGGTATTCACTTTTTCATCACGCGTGAGGAAGCGGAGGCTTACTGACACGGTTACTTACTATTTTCCCTCGACTTGGTATCACGCCAGAGTTACCCAATTCCTCGCTGCTCGCGGCCTGTTTGGCGGCGACGGTTACACCGAGTGGGACGGCACAAGATACTTTTGGACTCCGCGCGGGAGCGAGCAGCACGAACGAGAATGAGTGCCATTTGCTTTTCGTGTATATTGCGTGCCCAGTTCGAGCCGCAAAAAACCCGGCGCCAGTTAGTTCGTGACCGGGCGATTCTTGAAGTCATCGCATGGGCTGCCCTCATCACTTCGTTGTTTTTATGACACCCGAACGAGCACTCCGAAATGCGATTCGCTTTATTCATGCTGTGCACTGGCATGGGTTGAAGTCGATGTCGAAAAAACAATTGCGACGCCACAATTACTGGGAACGTGTCGCCGGGCCAAACGCTCGATTTCATCCGCGCCCACCCAGAGGAAAGCGCAAGCGAATTTACGACACCTGGAGAGACAAGCACTACGGCAGGCAGATTGACTCTTTACTAGCGCTGATGATGTAAATCGCCGACTATTAGAGGTATGCCAGTCAAAATGAAATCAGTGGGCAAAGGAAAAGTCCAGGTCCGAACGCCCGGCGGAATCAAAGCGAAAGCCACCACTCCTGCCAAGGCGGCGCGTCAGAAGCGATTGCTGAATGCGGTCGAGCATGGCTGGAAACCGACAGGCAAACCGGCCCAGGACAGCATGGCGAAGAAAGTCATGTCGAGCTATTAATTGAATTTAATTTATTTTCGCGCGCTAACCAGCCACCCGCGCGAAAAAAGATGAGTTGTGTAGGTGGTCGAAAACTGATACATTAATTGAAATATGCAAATTGCCCTATCCGAAACAGCAGAGCCTCGCGACCACCTCGGTCTCCGGCCAACAGACACCGCCAATCTCGAAAAGTCGTTGACGACGCACAGTCGGGAACGCAGCGGCACCAAACCAGCGAAATGCAGTCGAGCTTTCTACGCCGTCACTGATGCGTTCCAGGTTTACCGGACATCTGTGCCACCCGCTACTCCAATCTGGCTGTAATATGAGCACACCTCGAAAAGCAGGGAAGCCCAGTTATATCCCGCAGCAGAAAACGGTCGCGTTTCGTGAGCAAATGCGAATCGGCGCCGCAATCGCAGACCAGCTCGACAAGCGGAAAGGTCTGACAGAAGTGGGCAGAGCGCTCGGTATATCGGACACTATGGTGCGCAGGATTGAATGCCAAGCTCTTTTTCGTGTTCAAGCAAAACTACGAGAGCTTTTGGCTACCGAAGGTGGAGAAGTTTAATGTCGCATATTCTCAAATTTAAATGCCCATCCGGCACCGAGGGTTGTCGGTATCATTTTCCTTGTGCCGCTTGTATAAAAACACGAGACGTTAATCGAGCGCGCGCCGCGGCTACTCGAAAAAACAATCGACAAAATTGGCGGTGCCCGCTTAACAGTGGACCGGCTTGCACTTATCACGTCAGGTGCCCTGCCTGCAAAAAACGAATCGCCGGATGGAGCCGAAAAAGTCTTGGATGGCGGCATCAGGAAATTAACAAAATAAAATCCTCCAGAGGGTGCCTCGATTGTGGCTATAACAAGCATCCGGCAGCTTTACACTTTGACCACGTCAGAGGAACGAAATGCTTTACTATTGGAGAAGGTAGAACCCGGCAGTGGTCGTTGGTCTTAGATGAAATAGAAAAATGTGAGGTGCGTTGCGCCAATTGCCACGCTATAAAAAGTTACCGAGAAATGAGAGAGAAATATGGACACCGAGATTAAAGAACGCCCGCACCATCCAACCTCTCCGAGCACGCTTGAATCGCTCGAAGCGTGTCCGTGCTACAAATCCCGGCAGCCGAAGAAACTGCATGAGCGCACCATTGCCGGAACCCGCTCGCACGGCGCGGCTGAGAAAGAGACCGATGACGAGCGAATCAGTGACGAAGACTCCGCTGCTGTCGCTCAGTGTTTAGAGCATGTTGCGATGCGTAAGCAGCAGCTCATTGAGGAAGCTGTTGAAGCTCGATACAAACGCGACGAGCCTCAGAACCCGGCGCACCCCGCCGATTTCGAAATGCAAGTGCTCGACATTAACGAGTGCTATCTGCGAATAGATGACCGGATTTACGACGACGGCACGGTCGCCACAACCGCTGGTTACCTGGACAAGCTACTACTTTCGTGGGACCAGAAAAAAGCGGTGATTCTCGATTATAAGTATGGCATTTGGCCGGTTACTCACGCGGAAGAAAACCTGCAGGGCATCGCATACGCACTCGGAGTGTTTCACCACTATCCGAAAGTCCAAGAAGTGTATGTCGATTTTCTCCAGCCGCACGTCACTGAGAGACCCATTACGTATTCGAAAATCGCACGGCAGGAAATTCCAATGCACTATGCGCGCGTGTGTGCGACAGTGGCTCGCGCTCGTGAAGCGAGAGCAAAGGGGGACTTTTCTATGGCTGCTCCGTATTCGCCCGTTTGTGGTTTCTGTGAGCACCTCGGCAAGTGCGACAAAGCGCTGAATCTTTTCTTGCAAATCGGCAAAAAGTTTCACCCGCTCGAAATGCCTGACTCAATCACGCCTACTCAGATAATGGACCCGAACCAGACCAAGCTCGCTCTCCAGCTGGCATCGATTGTCAGCGTGTGGGCGAAGGCATTCAAGTCCGTCCTGTCGGACCGAGTCTTACGGGGAGACGCTCCGGTGCCCATCGGATTCTCTCTTCAGACGACCGAAAAGCGCGAGTTAGTTGACCTGAAAAAATATCGGGAGGCTGCGCTTGATTATATCACGGCTGCCGAATTCGCTTCTACCCTTGACACCACGTTCGGCGCAGTGGAAGGGCTCATCGCGGAGAAAGCGCCTCGGGGACAAAAGCAAGCCTGGGTCGAAAAGTTCAAAAAGCAAGTTGAAGAGCTGGGCGCAGTTGTGAAGCAGCCGCCATTTACTTTTCTCAAGGCTAGACCTAGTGTCAAATCCGATGAGAACGCAGAAAACACAAACATTCAAAAATAGAAAGAACAAACGTATGGAAGTGAATCTCAGCAATAACCCCGCGAACCCCGCGACTCCGGTCGTGGAAGTTGCGGCCACCGTAACGCAAGAACCGGCTAAACCGTCGCCCGCCGTTCCGGGCACGCAGCTGCCCGCGATAGCGTCGTCATTCGCCGCACCGGCGAGGCAGTCTTTTCTGCTCGGAGACCTTTTGCCGGACTTCTCTGACATGCAGCTCCCTCGCTGCAACATTGTGCAGAACATAGGTGACTTATCGCAGTCATTCGAATCCGGCTCGATTCTCTATGGCCAGCAGCTCGTTCTTTTCTTGCCCGCCATCATCGAGGCAAAGACCAGCACGTTGAAGCGCGCGGCGACTCCGCCCGTGACGATGACATTTCTTGGGTTCCGACCTACTCGCTACGCAGAAAAGTGCGAAGGTGGCGCCCGCGGTCTGCTCGTCGCGAGTGAAGAGGAAGTGCGCGCGAACGGAGGCACTCTGGATTATCGCGAGTGGCAGCTCAAAAAAGATTCCGGCATGAAGCGGTTTGAACCGTTGGCCGACTGTATGGTTGCCATTGAGAAGCCCGAAGCAATCGCCGATGACGGGACAGTCTTTGTCTATGACGTTGCCGGAAAGAAAGTTGCGTTAGCTTTGTGGGCAGTCCGTGGCACGAGTTACACTCAGTTGTGCAAGAAGACATTATTTCCCGCTCGTCGCTTAGGCGCCCTCCGCCACGGAGGTTTTCCGAGCTGGTCTTACTCCGTAAGTTCCCGCGAAGACAAGTATCCCGGTGGTCACGCCGCCTGGGTGCCCGTTGCCTTACCAAAGGAGAAGTCAAGCGAAGCTTTTATGGAATTCGTCCGTGAAGTTCTCCCCGGCGGTTCAAGCAGCTAGTTGGTTTTGGCGCGCTGGTTGCTCATGATTATGAGCAAGCATTAGGGCAGCTGGTGAAAGCATCAGCTGCCCTTAAATCTTTCAAAAACGAGTTGCGCCCGTTTAAACGCCGTGCTAGTTTGATGGCATGAGTGACATATATTTTGAAACGCTGCACGAGACAGTTAACCGGGCTTTAGCGATTTGCGCCGAAAAGTCACGCTCTGCAATACGTGTTATGCGGACCGACAGAAGGAGGCGTATCGATGAGTAGTGAAACGCTGGACTTAGCTTCGGGCCGGTATCTGAACGAATCCGCCATCCGTGAGCACGCACTCGCTTGCTCAAAAAAGTTCCGAGCGGGAAAGTTCACCCGTGTGGGCCAGGACTTCATCACGGAGACGCTGACAGACGTGGAATGCCTCATCCGAAACATTCGCAACAACAATCCGGTGACTTTAGACGAGCCGCTGGAAACCGAATTGCGGTTCACCACCGGCGCGCTAATGGACCGGCTGGAACCGGAACTGAATCGGCTCATTGGTCGAATCATCCAGAATAAGATAAAGAGACAACCAACAGTCGGCTGCACGGCGCGTGCAACGCGCTAATTCAAACGGGCACAGCTCGCTCAAAACGAGTTGTGCCCGTTTCTTTTTCCTGCCAAGCTAGTTTCCGTGTCTAAATTTGTCTCAATCGACTTCGAAACATTCTACAGCCGCAAATTGAAGTGTAGCGTGTCCGGCAATCTGCCGGAGGAATACGTTCAGCATGAGCTGTTTGATACCTACATGCTTTCATATTGCGACGGCGAGCGAGCGTGGTCTGGGCATCCGTCCGAATTTAATTGGAATGCGCTGGACGGGAAAGTCCTGCTGAGCCACAATCGCCGATTTGACCAAACGGTTTACAACCGTCTGGTGGAACAGAAACTCGCACCGAAAATCAATTTTGCCGGATGGAAGTGCACAGCGAACCTGACCAGCTATCTCTGTAATCGCCGCTCGTTAGATGCAGCGGTTGAGCACCTTTTTAAAATCAAGCTAGATAAATCCGCTAGGGCAAACGCAGAAGGCAAGCGCTGGCCGAATGACTTCTCCGAGCAAGAGCGGGTCAACATGCTGCGCTACGCAAAGGATGACGCGCTGTGGTGCTGGAGGTTGTGGAACGATTTTTCTGCGCAGATGCCGAGTGTCGAGCAGCGATTATCTGACCTGACAATTGAGCAGGGCATGCACGGAGTGCAAATCAACGTCGAACTTCTCCATGAATATCTCAATCGCTCTCATGACATGCTCATGCGAACCACGAAAGAGATTCCGTGGATGCAGGACGACGACTCAGACGATTGGGATGAATTCAACGCCTCGCCCACGTCAACGAAATGCATAGTCGAGCAGTGCAGACGGAAAGGAATCCCGGCGCCGCCGGTGAAAACGAGAGACGCCGAAGCTTACCAGGAGTGGGAAGACACCTACGCTCCGCAGCATCCCTGGATTTTCGCGGTGACCGCATGGAGAAGTATTAATAAGCTATATAAGACTCTCTTACTTGTCAAAAGGCGGCTAAATGACGACGGTATAATGCCGTTCAGTTTGAAGTATTTCGGGGCGCACACAGGACGGTGGTCCGGTGACGCACGAATCAACATGCAAAACATGCGGAAGGTTCCCGTCTTCCAAAACGAACACTGCCTGATGGAGACCGACGACCGGCGAGTTTTTGCCGCGATGGAGCAATTTGACGACACCGGCGCCTACCCAACCTGGGTGAAGGGCACTATCGATTTTCGGGCTCTGATTATTCCGCGTCCAGGCACTAAAATGATAGTCAGTGACCTTGCACAAATCGAGCCGCGTGTGCTGGGTTGGCTGACCGGTAACAAGGAACTGCTCGAAAAAATATCAGGGGGAATGTCGATATACGAATCGTTTGCACGAACGACGATGGGTTACAGCGGTCCGAAGATGGACAAAGCATCTAAAGAATACAAGCTGATTAAAATCCAGGTGCTGCAGCTGGGTTATCAAGCGGGTTGGAAAAAGTTTATCAGCACCGCGTTAAAAGAGAGCGGCATGGACCTGACTGAGACTGACCCGGAGACAGTCGAGGTGACGGACCAAGCTACCGGCAAAGTCAAAACAGTGCCCGGCTATGGAACATTCGCGCGCAATCTGGTTGACGGATTCCGCAAGAATAATCCGAAGATTGTGAAACTGTGGGAGAAAATGGACGACGCATTTCGCCGGAGCATTGGCGGCAACATGCCGGTGACGCTGCCCAACGGACGCAAAATGTGCTACGCCGACATCAAAGGAGTGCTCAAGATTGTTAAAGACCCAGAGACCGGCAAGCCGCGCCGCAACTGGGAATACACCGCAACCACTGACGGACACCGGCGGCTTCCTTGGTATGGCGGAAAGATTGTCGAGAACGTCACCCAGGCAATCGCACGCGACGTGTTCGGCGAGTCAGTTGTGCGGATGGACTCCAACGGCTGGTGCAACCTTTTCTCAAGTCACGACGAAGCAATTCTGGAAGTGGACAAAAGCGTGACCGCACGCGATGTCGAACACGAAATGAGCAAGACGCCGGAATGGCTGCCCGGCTGTCCCATCGGCGCCGAAGCTAAGGAAGTCCAGCACTACCTGAAATGAAAAAGATACCGCTTACTCAAGGCCAGTTTGCTTTGGTTGATGACGCTGATTTTGATTGGTTGAATCAATGGAAATGGACCGCACAGAAAAGGCCAACCGGTCTCTGGCATGCCGCGCGGCGCGAAGGCCGCAAAAGGTATGTCTACATGCACCGGCAAATCCTCGGATTGACTGAACCAAGGATTCGGACGGACCACCAGGACGGAAATGAATTCGCCAGTCCAAATTTCGCATGAATTTTTTCTTTGCCCCGAATCTCGTTACTCAATCCGTCGTTCCTGGGCTGCCTTGGGAATTTCAAGTCACAGAACAAATCACGGAGCAGATACGCAAAGACAAGCACGAGCGTCAAAATTTTTATCAGAATCCGGCTACCCGGCACTGCTTCTATAGCGGTCTCGAAGGCGTAAACGCGGGGGTGCGCTGCGGTAAAGACAATCCGGTTCGTGCGGTTCATGCCATCGTAGCCGATTACGACATTCCTATTCCCGATGCACGCATTGATGAAGCTCTCGAAAGTATGCCGGTAAAAGCGTCCTGGGTGGAAACCTCCCTTGGCGGAAACCGAAGGCTCATCTGGATTTTAGAACGTCCATTGCTGGTCGACGGGAATGATTTTGGAGTTTACTTTCTTCAATCGTGCGAGAAATTTTTGAATCTAAATCTGCTTCCGGCTCTCGACTTGCCCGCGCTGACAACGACTAGCCGATTGTTTTGTCGAGGCGATATTTGGAAAGCTACGGGGCATGGACCGGTGCCTTTTTCGAAGCTTCAGGCCCACTTCGTGAAGATAGCGCAAGCTTTCCGCTTCAAAGAAATGGCGCAGGTGAATGTAGGTCTCGATGTGGTGGAAAAGGCTATCAAAGAAAAATTCCCAAATTTCAACTGGCCTGGAGAGTTTGCGGAAGGTTCCCAAGGGCCGTCGTTTTTTATTCCAGAATCAGTTTCTCCGCTTTCAGCCATCGTCAAAGCCGAAGGCATGCTGACGTTTTCGGCGCATGCGACGAAGATGTTTTATGATTGGGCATCGATTTTGGGCAAGGAATTCATCACAGAGTTTGCAGAAAAATCTGTCGCAGCCGGAACCTCGGACATTTATTTTGATGGGCACCGATACCATCGAAAGATTGGTGAGAGTTGGGCTAGCTCGGAGCGAGGAGAGTTTACAAATTACTTGAAAGTGTCCTGCAGAATGTCTGCTAAGCCGGATGGGCAGGGCCATTCAGCTGTCGACAGGGCTCTGGACCACATTCATTGCCAACAGCGCGTGGTAGGAGCAGCGCCATTTGTTTTTATGCGACCCGGGTTGATTGAATACCAGGGCAAGCGGACACTCAACATTTACGATAGCAAGCCACTTGAACCCGCTATCGGGGCACAGATTTTCGGAAGCGTGGGAAACTTTCCATTTATCTCTACCTTTTTCTTGACTCTGTTTGACCCTCCGGAGCAGCTTATCCGGTTCAACGCATGGTTGAAATATTATTACGAAAGCGCTTATCTGTGGATGCCGCGGCCTGGACAGAATCTTGTGTTGCAAGGAGGCGTGGGCATCGGTAAGACTTTTGTGAATCGTCAAATCATAGGCACTCTTGTTGGGGGTTTTGCGGATGCAAGCGGATTTTTGGTCGACGGCGGAACATTTAATTCTCAGTTGTTAGCGGTGCCTCACATGGTGTTAGATGATGACACGCCTACTTCGAGCTACGCAACTGCAAATCGGACGCATATGCTGTTCAAAAAAATTGCGGCCAACTCGGAGTGGGAATTTCATAAGAAGTTCGAAGTTCCTTGTATGGTTCAATGGGTTGGCCGGTTAGGCATCACCGCAAATCTCGATTTTCAGTCAAGTCGAATTATCGGCCCGCTTGACAACAGCTCTCTCGATAAGCTTAATCTTTTCCGCTGCATCGCAGATAACGAAGGGCGCGCATTTAAATTCCCGAATCGAGAAGACACAATCCGGTTCATCCGCGCCGAGCTGCCCTACTACGCACGATGGCTGCTCGACTGGAAAGTGTCGGACGAAATCGAACGCGACCCGCGATACGGATTCGTGAGTTTTCAAGAGCCGAGTCTGCTTGAACAATGCAATCAGACGAACCCGAGTGCGCCTTTTAAGGAAATTCTGCTCGACTCTCTCGCGCAATGGTTCCGTGAAAATCCGAGCGAGAGCGTTTGGTCCGGCACAGTCTCTGCTATTAACCGGTTGTTGATGTCGAACCCGCTCAACGAATCGATTCTCCGCAGCTTGCGGTTGGAGCAGTCTAACCGGTATTTAGAGCAACTTCAGAAAGAGAATTCGGTCAAAGCGGAAGTCAGCACTGATGCGAACAGCAAGACGAGAGTCTGGACCTTTTCTAAGCCACCACAACCATGAGCACCACAACCGAAGAAAGCATAGTGTTTAAACAGCTTCTCGATGAGCCGCTGACGGTCGAGCAAGAGCGCCATTACGCAGGCCGAATCAAGCGTCGCAAGGGAGACCGAGAGGCGATTAATTTTCTGATTGAGCATTCCTTGCGGGAGGCAGTGTTGTATCTGCGAGAGCTGTCCAAGCACCAAGTTGAAGATGGTGAATTAGTGAGCGTGTCCTACAAAGCTCTTGACCGGGCAGCTCGAAACTTTGACCCGAAACATGGAAGGTATTTTCATTTCGCCAAGAAAGCTCTCCGCGGTTTGCTGACCGAATACTGGAGAGGCTTAGAGACAGTGAAAAAGGCGCACACCACGAGCTGGGATGCATATATCGAAGAGGGTAGAGACCGCACCGCTAGCCGGAGAGGAATAGAAAGAGAAATCGAAGGCGTTGATGAAAGCGGAGAAATCGAAGGCAAAGTTGAACCTGACTTCAGCGCGATTGACGCGAAAGAACAGTGGGAAGCGATTGAAAAAGTTATCGGCTGCCTTACGCCGTTTGAGCGCGCCGTTATTCTTTTCATCCGGCACACTGGCTTTTCGTTTCGGGAAGCAGGAGAAGAATTCAATTGCAGCCGCGCCTGGATTGGAGTCACCTGGAATCGTGCAATTGCGAAACTTAAGGAGGAACTGTCCGAATGAAGCGCATACCACTTACGCAGGGTCAGTTTGCTTTGGTTGATGATTGTGATTTTGAATGGCTTAGCCAATGAAAGTGGCAAATTGAGACCAAGAAAGACGGGCGCAAATACGCGCTGCGGCGCCAACCGGGTGTCGGCACGATACGCATGCATAGGCTAATCCTGGGATTGAAGCGGCATGAGCAGGGAGACCATGAAAATTTAAACGGGCTTGATAACCGTCGCAAAAACATTAGAAATGCAACGCATGGCGAAAACTCACGAAACAGAAGGAAGCTTAAAAACTGCGCCAGTAAGTTCAAGGGGGTTAGCTGGTATGCCCGGTATTCCTTGTGGCAAGCTCTGATACGATTCGACGGAAAGCAGCATCATCTGGGATATTTTGCAGATGAAAGAAAAGCAACAAGGGCTTACGATTTAGCGGCTGTCCGGTATCACAAAGAATTCGCTCTCCTTAACTTTGGAAAATGCCGACTGTAGTATGAGTGAATATTTTAGCGCTAGACCTGGGCACAACGACCGGCTATTGCCTGGGGCAAACCGGCATCGGCGCGCCGGTCCCGCAAGCGGGAAGCATTCTGTGGGCAACCAAAACAGAGGTGACACAATTCGGCAGGATGCGATTGACACGCACCTCGGACCCGAGAGTCTTGAGATTCGAAAGATGGCTCGCCGGGAAATTGCAAACTACGAAGCTCGACGCGATTATTTTCGAAGACGTGGAATTCTCGACATACACGAAGCAAACACAACTCTGGTCAAGCTTTCGCGCCGTGGTGTGGATTGCAGCGAATGCCGCTGATGTCACGGTTGAGTGCGTGCCCGTGACTACGCTGAAGAAATTTGCCACCGGCGCGGGCAACGCGGACAAATCGATGATGGCGCGTGCGCTGAAAATGAGGCATCCAGAATTCTCGAAAAAAGAGTTGGACGATAATGCGGTTGACGCTATCTTTATCTGGAAATGGGCAGCACAAACTCTAGCAAGACGATGAATGGTCAGCAGCCGAAAACGCCGACATCACAGTTGATTTTCCCGAACGCGGAAGTCACGACTCAAAATCAGATTAATAATCTGATGCAGATTGCCAGTCTCGCTTTGGCGAGTTTGCGCAATCCTCCCAACGTGGGAATGTTCGGCCAGAGCGAGCCGCAGGAACAGACCGACACGATGCCGCCCGAAGCGAAAATCGCTGCCGAAAATCTGTTCATCAAAGCGACTGAAGCACTCGAAGCTATTATTGCCGACAAATGCCGCTGGAGCCTGGACAAGCAGCACGCACTCGAAAAAGAGTTTCTCGAATCGCACGCGCTGAATAAAAAGTTTCTGGAGCACCAAGCGCAGGCGGCTTACTACTACACCACTCCGCACTTTCGGTTTCACCCAGCCCTTGCGCGATGTGTGGACGGAGTGACTTACGCCGCTTTTATCGGTGACCCGAATGATGCGAATAACTGCATCATCGGCACCGGCAAATCGCCGGAGGCTGCTTTGCGCGCGTTCGACGAAGTTTTCGAACAGGGCGTGCCCGCGATTGTGGCGCAGTATTTAGAACGCAGAGAACAACAAATTGAAAATGGTCAGACGCCTGAACCGTATCCCAAAAATAATGAGCAACAGACCCAACAAGAGCAAAGCAAACCCGTGGAGACCGAGCGAAGAGAAAATGTTAACGGACCTTCGAGAAAGCGGGCTAAGCGTCCGGCAGCTCGCAAAGGCACTCGGAAGAACCCACAAAGCGGTGGAACGAAAGATAGCGGGCCTGGGCCTACAGCCTTTGGTGGCGACTACATCAGCTGAGTCGAAATATTCGGAAGACCAGGAACGCGCCACCGGTGAGCTGTGGCGGAAACGATATTCTCAGCTCCAAACGAAATATGAAAAAGCTCTCCATGAAAACTCGGTTGTGGATGCTCTGGTTGCTGATATCAGGGCAATCGCTCCGCAGTCGTATGCGGCAGCGCCAGCGATTACACAGGTTCGAAAGGTGGGAGGCAAGAGCGCGAACCAGAGCGCAGTTCTTCTCTTCTCAGACACCCACGTCGGACAGGTAATCACGCCGGAGCAAACGCTCGGGTTCGGCGAATACAACTTCAGCATTTTCCTGTCGCGCCTGAAGTATCTGGAAGAATCAGTGCTGTCGATTCTGGAAAACCACACGACGGTCAAAATCGATGAGCTGGTAATTGCGATGCTGGGCGACATGCTGCACGGCGCGTTGAATCACGGCGTTGAAGCTGGCCAACACACCACGCTCTTCTCGCAATTCTATGGCGCCGGGCACGCTATCGCGCAATTTCTCCGAGTGCTGTCGGCGCGCGTTCCTCAGATTCGAATCCACACTGTTGTCGGCAACCACACCCGGTGGCAGTCTCAGCACAAGATGCCGACTGACAATCGCTATTCGAACCTCGATATGTTTTTGTATGCGCTGGTTGAGGCACTGACAAGCGACCTTAAAAACATTCGCTGGAATTTGAACCAGCAGCCGTTCACAGTTTTCGAAGTCCAGGGTTTCACATTTCGAGCGGCGCACGGTGACCACCTCCGCGGTGGAGACAAAGCGCTTGGAATTCCGAACCACGCTATTGCGCGTGAGATTTCCACCACGACCCAGTTGTTCACGAAGCACGACCGGCAATCGCCGCACTATTACCTCGTGGGGCATCTTCACCGGGGCATTCAACTTCCGCATGCGTTGGGCGAGGTGATTATCAATGGCGGCTTCCCTGGGCTCGACGGGTTTGCTCTAGCGGGCAACTTCAATCCGGTTGACCCTATGCAACGGCTGATGTTCGTGCATCCGAAATACGGACGCACGGCTGAATACCCGCTGACGCTAAAATTCGCGGATGCCGTGGGTGACAAGCTGCCCTACACCATTCCCGCCGGGTTCCCGATAGAATAGCTATTGAAGACAATGAAAGAAATTAAACTCACGCAAGGATTCGTTACAAAAGTCGATGACGCCGATTTTGAATTTTTAAGTAAATTCAAATGGCAAGCCAAGAAGCGGAAGGACAAAAATACAGTTTATGCCGTTAGTAGCATTCCGTTGCATAAACTTCTTAATCCGGATTACGAATTTTCAGACCACTGGGACGGCGATGGGTTAAACAATCAGCGGGACAACCTTAGAGACTGCACCAACTCTCAAAACCAAGCAAATAAAGGCAAGCCTAAGCGTAACAAAAGCGGATACAAGGGCGTTCATTTCCGGCCAAATCGAGGAAATAAATACTATGCCACTATCGGCAAAGACCGACAGCGAATACACATCGGCTGCTTCGATACGGCCATTGAGGCAGCCCAGGCGTATGACAAGCGTGCCCTAGCGCTTTTCGGACAGTTTGCTCTTCTTAACTTTCCGGTCACTGAACCGGTTTCAAAATCGAATTTAACAGACGGCCCTGCCCAGGCGCCTGTCCCGCGGTTGGTGCCCCGGGCGTTAGGTTCGCAGAACGTTCTGCTAGAAGCCGCTTTTGAACTGATGCAGGAAGCGTAGGAGCCACGGGAGGGGTTTGCCCCGGCCCAGGAGCTTGGTTGCCCATTACGCGCTGTGCTAGGGCATCCTGGGACGCAGATTGGGGCGCTATAGTGGCTGACCTGGACATCGGTGGCGCCGCTGGGACGTGCCCAACCCGCAGAACCGGGTTCGATATGCCGCTTTTCGCCACCGCGTGATTTACGACATCAAAGTCGGGGGCAATCTGGTCGAGTTTTCCCATCTTGTCAGCCGCATACAGGTCTTGCGGATGAACATGTAAAGCATTGAATATCACGCCCCTATCTCCGCTGATTGACTTGTAAACCGATATCCCGGCTTTTTGGAGAAAGGCTTTGTTTTTAGAGAATAGCTCCCGCTCATCGCGGTCGGCAAACCCCTTAATGTGATAGGATAGCGCGGGCGGCGCGCCGGAGAACAGTGCCTGGAAGGCTGGGTGCTTCACCAATTCCTTGGGTATGGCTGGGCCTTCAGGAGTGGCCGAATTCGGCGCAGGGCTGCCCCCAGCTGCGCCGTCTGCGGTGTTGGGTATTGGCGCACCCCCAGTGGTCTGCGGCATCGGTGCGGCTAAAGGTTGGACTAAAGATTGGGCATCTGGCATACGATTACAGTCGGTTGATTGTTGACCTGGGGCTAGGCTGCACGAGGTGGGCAGTCGATTCTTTCGGGGTCGGTTCGGCCAGCTCCCTGACTTTGTCCCAGCCGATTAGCTTCGCCAGTTTTTTAACGGTGTCGGACTCAGGGTCTGCGACGAACGCCTGCTGGGGTTCGATTTCGGGCACGTCTTTATCTTCCGGAGATATAGCCGGGATTCTAAAATGGCTGTTCGGCAGTTTCATGTGTTAGACTTTCTTTACCTTCGAAATCTTTTGCGAACGCTTGCTCTTTGCTCGCCAGATACTCGTCATACCAGTCCGCTTGACCTTTGCTCGCTTTGTTACCGCTGACCTTTTCGAAAAGGCTGTAAATCTGGTTGCGTGCTTCGTCGCGAGTGATTTTTCCCTTCTCTGCTTTCGCCCAGATTGCGTCGGTCTGCTTCACCAATCCAGGTGTCCGCTTTCCTGCCGGTGTCAGCGTGTTGCGCATTTGTTCCCACACGATAGATTGAACTTCGCGCGGGAGTAAGCCAACTTCTTTTGCAACCTGCCGATACGCATCGGCAGTCACGAAATAGCTTCCGTTGTAGCCGGAGTTTTTGTGCCGGACCGCTCCGAAGTTCTCCAAGATAGGTTTGTTCTTGCTCCCGTAGGGCATTAAGTGCGAAGCTGCGACGGCGTGAGTGTCGACAGTCACGTCTTGTGGGTTCATCGGGTCGACGTGATTGTTATAAAAACTTCTGACCTTGTGGTTGCTCCCGAGCTGGGTGTTGATTTCTTCGAGAGTCGGGTTGCGCAGAATCTTCAACGCATCAGAGAGTGCCTCATATGTCTGCCACGTCAGTTTGCCCGCTCCCTTGACCGGCTTGAAATTGTGGTCGACAATTATTTTGTCGCCCTTCAGTTCGTTGTGACTGCGAATCAAGTAAGCGGCATCCTCCGGCGTCATTTCGCTTACTCGTTTTCCTTCCGGAATGCTCTCCACGTTCGCAATGCGGTCGTTAAATGCATCGATACTTTTCTGGGTCGGAGTTTCGCCGTCATCGGCTAATTTTTTGCGGCGCGCTGTTTCGGCGTTCTCCAGAACTGACCGCGTGAACAGTTTGTCGCTTTCGCTCCACGCCGGGTCCGCCGCAACGGTCTGAAGAAGCTTGCGAGTCAGCGTCACGTTCATATACCAATCTTTTTGCGGCGAGAGCCGGGCATTGATACCGGCGACAGCAAAGTGGGGCAGCTCGAATTCGCCACCCAGGCGATGGCTTAAATCGTTCGCGATGTCATACCATTGCTTCCACAGTTTTTTGTTCGCATCGGTCGCTTTGTCGAAAAGGAAACGGATATTCTCAGCCATCCGATTCACAATCTGCGGCAGGACTTTCTCTGGAGACGTTCCTTTGATGTCTCGAAAACCTGGATTGCTTTTGATTCGGTCCGCAACTTCGGTGGTGAACTTGTCCATCGTCGTCTGCGCGAGAGCTGACTTGACCGACAAGTCGTCACTGACAGGCAAAGGCTTTTTGCCAGCCGGAATGTTCGACGCTATGCGATGTTGGGCAGCTAAAATCCGGTCGACATCAACTGGTTCTCCAGCGAGTAGCGCGGGCAGAGCTTTGGCAATGTGCGCCGGAGTGGTCAGCTTCGTGTTACCGGCGCCGCCGGTGTTCACCACATCGTTTTTCGCCATATCGAAAATCGCCATCTGGTCGTTGTCCTTGGCGAACTTGAGCGAATTCTCGCGGTGTGCTTGCGGCACGATGGCGTTGATATCGATACTCGTCATTGGCTTACCGGCCTGCTCGAAATTGAACGCACCGAGTTTGACATTCGGATTGTTCAGCAAATCGGAGTAGGGGGCAGATGCTTTCTGGACTTCGTCCTGACTCAATTGGGCAGTCGGAATGTTGACACTGGCGAGTGTGACGATATCCTGCTTTTTGTTTGTGGGCTGCCATACCGAACCGTCCTGGTTGAACGTTTGACCGAACGATTCGCCCGATTTGATTTTGTCCAGCTCGTCTTGATTCGGTGGCGCGAATTGGATGCCTTTGACTTGTTCCGATAACGCGCCGAATCGCTCTGCGCGTTCCAACGCTTCCGCTTGCTGCGGAGTTTCCGGCGTCTTCAACTGGTCTAGTTCTTTTGCTCGGTCAAATGCTTCTCGGCGATTCAAAAACTCGCCGCTGTTCGTCATAAAACCTTCGTCATGTATCCCGGTCGCGCCCGCCTCTTCCGCTCGCTGCAACGCATAGAAGTGCATCGGACCCTCGTAAATCTTACCGGTCTCACGGTCACGCACAGCGGCGCCGCGAATAGCGCGCGGATGGTCGCTCGGTGCGAATTGATTTGAGACGAGGCCCGGACCTTGTTCTTCCGGAAAACCAGTCTCCAGTCGCTTTCCATTTATATTTGCTGGTCTTTCGAGAGCGTGTGAAATATCTTCTATGGATTCTTTTGCTAATCTGGACACTGGCACTTTTACCGACCCCTCAATTTCTATGCTTTTGTTTGGATATTCCATTAGCATGCCCCGAAGATGCCCCCGGTTTTGCATGCTATCATATAAGGAACCTGCCACACCAGTTTTACGGTCTTCTAATATGGTTTCGTGGGGCAGCACGTCTCTAGCAGAAGCCATGTGCCCTTCTGGAGAAGGCACTATTTCACCATTGTTCAAAATCCAAAATTGTTTGTATCTTTCAACCGCTCTTATTTTATCTTCTTTTTTACTAGGTGAAAATTGAGCTTTTTCTGCTGGAGCTTGTGCACTCATCGTGGTCGTGCTCGTCGGCTCCGATATCATCGGAAGATGGTCCATCTTCTCGCCCGGGTCGTATGTGTGCAATGCCACCCCATCAGAGTCGACTATTCGCTGCGCTTTGGAGTCGAGCAGATGAACGTCCATGTTGTCGATTTTGCGCAGATTAGTTTCCGCTAGCTGCCTGATTGCCGGTGCTATTTTTTGCCAATCCTGCGCGCGAGCTTCGACCTTGAGCGTGCCGGTGTTTTTTTCATAGTTAACACGAGCGAACCCTTTTTGCAAAGCCTCAGAACGGTTGTCTTCAGCGCTAGTGGTAGTTTTAAGACCATATTTTTTCGCGATGTTCGGATTCTCATTCAGCCACTCGTGGTGCCATTGGCCGCCAAGCTGAACCGGTTTGCCATCGGGCAGAATCCACGCTTTGCTGAAAAGACCCGGCCCCTCTCGCAGTGTCCAATCCTGTTTGGATTTTCGCCCACCTTCGACAGGTTTTTTCGCGGCGAATTGCGCGGCTGCTTCGCTTGCCCATTGTCGGCTGACATCGTCATTCGCATCCCGCATTAACTCAGCCGCTTTATCGACTGCTGGTTGTTTCTCAGGCTCTGGCGCTAGCTCAGCACCGGCTTTGTCGACAACGTCAACGTTGCCCGGCGTTTTGTCTTTGTCGTATTTCTCGAAAATAGCCTTGTCGATTGTGTCGTTGTCAGTTCCGGTAGCGCGCCACGCATCGAGCAACTTCGTGCCTCGGTAGTGCGTCACAATCGCAGTGTTTTTGTCGGCGTGATTCTCTTGCGCGCGATGGAAAGCGTCCAGAAAGCGGTCTTTGAATTCGTTGAACGTTTCACCCTCGGGCGGTCTCTCATCCGGGTTCTCGGTCAGCCGCTTAATCTCAGGCAGCATCTTCGCCGTCGGCTTGCCTTCGATTGTCGGACCGAACTTCCAAGGCCGCAACCCCGGGTCTAATTCCATTGTCGCGCCGTTCTTATCGGCGATTATCTGGCCGGTTTCTTGCGTCCTACCCAAGTCGGACGCGATGACGTGGTTAACTCCGCCTTGGTCGGCGATATTCTGAGCAGCCTCACCCGCTTCGCGTCTGCCTTTATCATCGAGCGGAACATCGATATGGCCGCGAATCAAGTCTTTGTCCGGGTCCGAGTTGTTCATTTCGGTCGAGCCGTGCCGAACGATGAACGTCTTTTTATCGGGCGCAAATTGCGCACCAGTCGGACCGAAATAAGATTCCACCACTTGGTCTTTTGCCGCTTGGTTCGGCGCCTGTTGCCACTTCGAAAGAAAAGCGTTCGCTTCGTTTCCCGGCCTGACGAAAACGGTGCTGCGCTGCTTCGCGCTGTGCAGAACTAAACCCGATTCCGGGTCACCGGCGTAGGAAGTGTGCCGTCCGGTTTCGGTCTCCCCTACGGGTGGACGCTTCCACCAGGGAGTCGCTTCGTAGGCGGCTCGTTGACGTTCATATTCTGCCATCTGCTCACGAGAAGCTGGAGCGAACGCAGATATTAACTTTTTGTGTTTTTCAAATGCGGTGGATTCTAAAGAAGCCCCAGGTTCGTCTACAGCAGCTGGCATCTGACCAAAGCTTTGGGCTCTTTCGAACGCCTCTTCTCGGTTAAGAAACTCACCATTGTTTGTAGTAAATCCTTCGGTTACGTTGGGGTGCGAATTCCAGGCATCCAATTCTACTTCGGGCGGCAGATTGCCAGCTTCATCGATTTTGTCAGCGTGCTTGTCGCGCAGCCAGTCGAGCGTAGCGGACGCATGCATCGGACCCTCGAAAACCCTGCCGGTGCCTTCGTCGCGAATAGCCGCCATTTTAACGGCTCGCGGCTCGTTCGTTTTCGGCGCGAATCCGGCTGACAGTGTTAAAGTGTTGCCGCGGAATTCCGGAGACGCTTCCGGAGCGTGTTCCGCTTCCTTGATGTGCTCCAGGTTTAATTTCTGAACGGATTCGATGAACGAAGGCATCGGCTTATTCGCCTTCAGCGCCGCATTCTCGAATTCGTTCCGGACCGGATTGACTTCCAGAATCTGTCTGCCTTGCAGTTCGGGAAACTTCTTGACTGCGCCCTCTGTAAATTCCGGTCTGGGAATCACTGGCGACTCAATGCGTCCCGGGATAGTCGCTTTGCTTACTTCCTGCCCGGCGACATTGAGCGGGAACTTTCCACCTCCGAGCCGCGCAGTGTCAGGCAGCTTGAAGTTGAAAAGCATCGAAATAAAATCGGCCTTGCGTTGGTCGAGCGAACCTGCGCCCGGTTTCAACGGCGGTTTGAAAAATCCCTTCTCTTGCATTCCCGGCGGAACTTCGAGAGGGACACCTGAACCGGTGCGTCCGGACTGCTGATTCGCCACAAATCGGCTGGTGTCGTTATACAGTTGCTGCCAAGCTTCTGGCGTAAATGACTTTGTTGCCGGGTCGACTTCATACGGAGACAGGCCAGCCATTTCCGGCGTGCTGGCGATTGTGCCTGCCAACTTGTGCGCATTGGCGGCAAAGACTTCCGGTGCCCAGCCTTGAATTTGATAACCCTTTTTCGACTTCGTGACTTTGTCGGGGAAGAAAGTTTTCTCCCAGAGTTTGCGTGCCGACTCCGGCATCGAGCGAAAAATCTCAATCATCTGACGCCGAACTGGCCGGTTTGACGTCGTAGCGGCAGCCGGTTCCTCCGGCGCTGACAGGTAATTGAGCTTTACGCCGGTCCGGTTCGCTATCGCTTCGGCGACGGTCCCGAGAATTTCACGCTGCGATTTCGTGCCACCGGCTACCGGAACATCGGGCGCGGTTCTCGCTAATTCGACTGCGTTGCGCGCTTCCTTTTCCGGGGGTCTCGGCGCACCGGTAGCTGGTTCTTCAGCCGGTTCGACACTCGGTCGGGTCAACTCACGCGCCTGCTCACCCACTCGTTGAATCACTTTGCTGGAGAGCGGCAATCCAAGCGGACTGACCTGACCGGCGAGCGGTTCAGCGCCGAAGGTTCTCATCACGGCGGCTGTCCATTGCGCGAGCTTCTCGGGCACCTGTTGTTTCGCGTTGACGTCTCCGCCCATCTTGCTGAACCAAGTGCTGAAATTCTCTGCGGCGATTTCGCGAGCCACGTAACGGTTCGCTGCGTCTTGCATCTCCGCCGGAGTCAAAACATTTCCCCAGTCGGACGATTGCTGTTTGAGTTGGTCGTCCGGCACTCCTTGCTGAATTAATTTCTCACGCGCCATCCGCTCGCCTTCGCCCGTGATATCGAGAAGAGGCGTCTGCCAATTTGCGCCCGGGTCTCGCCCCTGAAATATCTTGGACGTGTAATAGCGCCCGATAGCGTCCATGTTTTTAGTTCCGTATGCGGAACTGATTTCGTCATCGAGCTGGCGGAGTGCCTGCTCGCCCATTACGTTCTCAATCGCGTGGCGAGCTTCGTGTGGCGCGGTATCAAAGCTGTCGGCATTGACGATGGCGACTTTGTGACCGTTAATTTCGGTTGTGACGCCACCTTGTGAGCTGAGCCGGGCAGCATCGTCCGGCGAGTAGCCAAGGTCGGTCAACGCTTTAGCTGTCGCATCTGAGCCAGAGCTGACGAAAATGTCTGCATTCGGATTCGCGCCGCGCAGAAAATCTCTGGTCGCGTTGAACCGGACACGCTGGCCCGGCGTCATGCTGGGGAACGTTTGCCGGGTCAAATCTTCCAAAATCGGAACTGTTCCAGTTCCTGGTAAATAGTTCGCGTTGCCGGTGAATTCGCGCGGTGCAATTAGCTGTCCGGTTAGAGCGCGTTTTCCTGCGCCAGCTACGCCTCCGAGAATTCCTAACGTTGTGCCCAGCCCAACCGCTTGCTTTTCCTGCGGCGTGTCAGACGTCGCAGCGAGCCCCAGGTCGAATGCCGCGCCTTTGCCGATATCTGCTACGGCAGTGGGAATCGATTTGACGATATCGCGTCCTAATTGAGCGTAGGCGCCGGTGACCGGTTCAGCGCCGGTAATTTGTCGCCCGAATGCGGGTGCCTCAGAGGCAGCTTGACCGACTGCTTCACCTAGCCGAGTTATCGGGGCAGACCGAATGTCTTTTAAACCGGCAGCCAAGAAGCCGCTAAGTTCACCGGGGAGACCGAGTGCGTGAGTGGCGCCAAGAACAGCTCCGGCAGCCGCTGCGCCGGGGGCTCTTTCGATTCCCATACCGGCCAGTTTGCCAAAAGATGAAATAGCAGCACCGGCGGGAATGGTCACACCTTTGGCGAGTGTGTCGACTGCCCGTTGCGAAACATCTTGAATCGCCGCGCGAGCCGCCTCGGGAATCGCGGCGCGCGTTAGCTTCCCGGCTGCGCCTAATCCAGTCCCCATCGCTTCCCACGAAAATGGGTCGCCAGCGGCTGCGGTGGCAACTTCTTCGGGTTTGAGATTCAGTGACGGCACGATGTTGCCGCCCACCGCTTGCATGAGCGGTCCCTGTCCCTTCATCGCTGATTGAATTTGCTGCGCCTGGGTTAGCGCGTCTTGAAAAGCTGCGCTTTTGTCTTCCGGCGTGTAGTCGGCGAGCTGCTTGTTTATATGGAGCACCCGGCCTGTTGCGCTGACTACTTTGCCAATCTGCGAAATTAATCCGGTGAGACCGGTCTCTGTGCCTGCCCAGTTCGTTGCAATCTTGTTCTGAATTTCGGTCGCCAGTTCTTGGCGGGATTGTTCATCACCTGCGCCGGTTGCGGTTGCGATTCCGAGTGCGGGCGCGCCAGCTGCCGCATAGGCGTAATTACTCGCCTGCTTGCCGAAACCTTTGACGATAGTGCCAACAGACCCCGCCATTTGCGCCGGTGTCGGCAAATCGTGATACCACGGCTCTTGGCGGAGTTGATGATACGCCTGCTCAGCGTTCCGCCTAACGGCAGGGTCTTTTTGCGCGGTCGGGTCGGAGAGAAATTGCTGAATGATATCGAAACTCTCAGGTGCTTGCCGTTGGAGAGCGACGAGCTGGTCCGGCGTGAAATCACGAATAGGATTTACCGGGTTTGCCTGATTGACCGGCTGAGCAGAAGCAATCTCTTCCGGCGTGAGCTGCACCGGTTGAGCAGTAGGCTGAGTGATTGGAGTCGCCGAAGCGATTTCGTCCGGCGTCAATGTAATCGGGTCTGCCATTTTATTGGAAGAATTGACCGGTTGGCGATTTCCACACTGTGCCGCGGCCTGGAATATTCATCGGGACAGACCCAGGTGGAACACCTTTTGGCATTGCGCCAGTAGCTGCCGATGCACCGCTCTCTCGAAAAGGTTGACCAGCCAAAATTCGCTTCTCGTTCGAAGTTAACGTTTGGTTAGACCAAGTCTGTGGGTCTTGCCCGGCGGTCTGGGCGGACGCGCGGGCAATCGAATCGGCCTGTTGCAACCGGCCTTTCACCGAGCTTTCCATGCCGTTAATGATATCGTCGCCCATCTTAATCAACCGCTGGCGAGATTCAGGCGTGAAAGCGCCCTCTCGCAGCACAAGCGATTTTAGCGCGCCGATTTTTTCCAGCCAAGGCTGAGCTTCCTCAAGTTTTGACCATTTGAATTCGCGCAACGCGGCTTGCGGGTCATACAGTTTGATGATGCTTTCGGCGAGCCCGATATCGTTGTTGATTTGAACTTTCTTATTCGGCGCCGGTGACGATTCGATTGCGTCCGCGACGGTCTTGAAGTTCTCAGCGTATTTTTGCTGCTCAGCGAACGTCTTGTAAACCGGGTCGGACACCAACTGTGTTTTGATGTCGCTCGGCGTTTGATACGAACCTTTCGCCGCGACAGTTGGAACACCGAGAGCGGATGCCGGAGGCACTCCAGGTTGGATGAGCCCGGCTGCGGTAGGTGTGGAAGCAGCAGGTTGAATCACCGGAGCGGTCGGAGGAATACCCGGCAACGATGGGGCAGCCGGAGTGACAAGCGATTGAACTTGCGCGGGGGTGAGCTGATTCACCGCAACCGGTTCCATGCCGCTGTTCACTAGCTGCGCACGAGCCGCAGAAATTTGGGCAGGTTCTCCGCCGGTCACGCCGGTGCCGTATATCGTGGGTGCACCTTGGACGGGCGCCGGAGTGTGCGGCGAAACGGTTCCAGCCGGATGCCCAGGAACTGTGTCATCACCACCTGTCGGAGTCATCAAAAACTGACCGCGCATCGGATGAAACTCCGGCAGCACCTTATCGAGCTGCTTCACATAGGCCCAGTATGCGGGCGAACCTGGGTAGCCAGAATTCGGGTCCGGAGGCGTTACGTTCACGCCGAACTTATTTAGCTTCTGAGTGTATTCGCCACCGGCGGCATCCTTTACAGTCCTGTCCGTAGCCGGGGTGAGCTGGCTAATCCAGTTTTGCGAGAGCGCCATTTCGGCGTTCATCTTGTTGCCGCGCGACGTCATCGCAGCGAAGTCCGGTGCGCCGGTAGACGTCTTGTAGTCGTCCGGCGATTCGCCATACCACGGTGCGTAAGATTGAAAAGCTTGAAGACCGGCGGCGCCCCCAACGGTTGCCGCTTGGGCAGCCGCTGTTTGTGTCGCAGCGAGTCCTGCGGTCGCCTGGGGCAGTCCAGCCGCTGATTGCGCCTGGGCAGCCTGAGTCGCAAGAGCGGACTGCGCACCGGATGCCTTGTAAGCAGCCATGCGCGAGTTAATCGCGTCAGGCGAAACGTATTCACCGAGAGATTCAAGCAACGCCTTTTTCTGAGCTTGTCCGCGGTCGCCAATCCTGTCCACAATGTCCTGGCTAGTTATAAAGCCCTTGTGAAACGCATCAATCATGTTCTGAACTGCCGCGTTTTGGTCGGGCAGCACAGACGGCGAAACTAGCGGACCTTCCGGAACTGAAACGGGCGCTGCATCTTGACCTATTCCTGCCATAAAATTATCTCGGTTGCATTTGAGTCGACGCTACCGGCATTATCGGCCTGACGTTCGACGGTGTTGACTTAGGAATCTGATAAAAGCCGCTCGAATCCATAGTCGGACTTACCCAACCGGATTCCGAAAATGAAGGCACCTGAAAAAATGACGGGCTGCTCGGTTCAGGCGGCGGCACCGGTTGAAAATTCCCAGACGCGTTAAAATTCTGCACCGGCTTGTTACCGTTTCCGAAGACTGCCGATAACAGACTGGGCGAAGCAGGAACAGACACCGGCTGCGTTGCGGGCGCCGGAGCGGGTGGCGCCACCTGCCTGGGTAGCGGTCTGAAAAAGCCACGGTAGCCTTCTGCCATCATGTCTTTTCTTTCCGCCAATGCGGAGGGGTCAACCTGAGTGCTGGACGAAGTGCCGAATGTCCCAATCAGGTCGCGGACCGATTGAGGAATCAAGGTATTAACTGTCCAGCCGTTATTGAGTATCATGCGGCTTTAAAAATTCGGGCTTATCGGAATATCTCCGCCTTCACTCGCAGCGGCAGATGGCGTTATCGGGGTGTAGCCTGTCGAGGGGGACGATTTAACGATTTGTGCCAAGGTCGGCAGAGAGTTTCCGACCGAGCCGGTCGCTCCGCCCAACGCATTGCTCCAGATGTTGCCCTGGTTCATCGCGCCTTGAGCCAACACTTGACCCTGTTGCGCGGTCAGCGAGTTAGTTGCACCGACTCGCGCGAGCCAAATGTTAGCCACGTCTTGGCCACTGAGCCCGGCATTCGGCGCGGCAGATTGCGCGGTTCCAAAAACAGAACCGGCGCCTGCGAGATTTGAAAGCTGTTGAGACTGCAACTTGGGAAAAAGTCCTTGCAGAATCTGTTGCCGTTGCGCATCGAGATTCGAAGCGGACGTCAGCAACTGGGCTGCCTGATTCTGCCGCTGCAGCTGAAGGTTCACACCGGCAGTTCCGAGAATCGTTCTCAGCATCGTGCCACCGATTCCTTGAGCGCCGCCTACGCCTTGGGTGACCGTTCCGGTATTTTCCAGTCCGGACTGGACAAGCTGCGCCTCGACATCGGGCGGAAGAGTTGCGCCAGCCTTGAGCTGGTCTAACGCAGCATCTACCAATTTGTTTTTCGCATCGGTCAGCCCGGGTGTGCCCGCGAGCGCTTCTTTCGTCGCTTGGTCAGCAACTTGTCCTGATTGAACCCCCAGACTCGAAAGGTCTGAATTCAGTTTCGCTTCGCTCGCATACCTAGCCTGAAGCAGTGCGGGGTCAATCTGTCCTTGTAGCGCGAGCTGATTCTTTGCGCGAGCAGCATCAGCGGCAGTGGCAGCTGAGCCGATTACGCTCGGGTCGAGATTGGAATAGACGAACTGCCGCTGCTGCTGAATGGCAGCGAGCTGCATTTCCTGCGCGGTCTGAGCCGCTTCCGCGCTAATGCCTGCCGCACCGAGCTGCCCAACGAATCCAAGAACGTCACCCATATTAAATCTTTTTGCTGACCGTCACCAAATGGGGCTGATACCCCAGATGCCTGTAAAGCTTAATCATCTTCGGCACGTGCACGAACATCGAAAACCCAGCGAGCATTCGCGTTGCTCCAGCCGCTTTAGCATCGCTTTCAAATGCACCCAACAAAGCTTTTGCAACTCCAGTTCCCCGGTATTCGGGCAACACGAACCAGCACATTTCGCTGCCGGTCTTCTCTCCGGTCGTCGGGTCATCAATTACGAACCCTATCAAAAATCCAACTGCCTCCGGCTCAAACGCACCGTAGATGTTCACCTGTTCACCGCGCGGTGAAAACGCCTCAACTAGCGAACACGCGCTAATGCGCTTTGGTGTCCAGTTCCGCTCCGGACAGCCCAAAATCACCTTCTCAATCGTAAGCGATATTTCATCTGGCCGTTTCAAGCGACGAATCATCTACTAACAGTCGCTCTATTCGGGCCTTACCGCTATTACTGCTTATACAGGTGCCAGAGCGCTACCTGGGGCGGAATTGTCAGCGTGCTCCCTGGATTTGACTGAATTCCGGAGTTTTCACCGAACGTGTCGAAAGCCGCGCGCGATGGCACGTTCGTTGGCGGATTTAGCACAGCCGCCGGAGTCGCACCTGGGTCTTGAGTGGCCTGCATGATTACCCGGCCAATCAACTGAGGGGCGACGTCGCCAACAACTGCCCAGCCTGGGTTCGCTATCAAGGCAGCCCCCAAGGTGGTGAACAGAACCGATTTGACGTCCCCGGGAACGCCTGACACAGTCCGCCACTGGCTACGCTCGAACCAAATCAAGCAGCCGATATCAGTGTCATAGAATTGCTGAAGATTTTCCGGATTAGCCGGTCGCGCAGATGTTGGCCCAGAAATCGGTTCAGAATTCCACGGCACCCAGGCCGAAGTAGCCGGGTTCCAGAAAAACCAGCCTACCGGATTTCCGAATTGACCGATTGTTTGGTCAGTCTGGTCTTTCTCGGTCTTCAGCCACACCGGCGGCGTAGCATTCGGAGGCTGCGAGTTGCTGACCCAAAATGGAATCGTGAACGATGCCGAAATGTCGACCGGGACATACTTATTTAGCGTGTCGGACCAGACCCACCATTGTGTGCCGCCTTTGAGCCACGGACCCACATTGCTCGTCGGCTCGGTGTCGCCGATGAAAATGAAATTCGTGCCGCTCGGCGAAAGAATTCGAGTCCGCGCGACGATTTGCGCGACTAAATCGTTCGGAGTCCCTTTGAATGTCGGAGGCAGCGGCGCCACCTGCAGCGTTAGGTTTGTTGCTTTGAGTGCCATATTAAATAAGGATTGAGAGCGGCTGGCCGCCCAGGTTCGTGTTGTAAATCAGAGTCAGTTCAGCCGCAGTTAACGGACGGTCCCAAAAAGCGGTCTCGTCGTAATTACCGATAGAACCGGCAGACGGCGCAATGTCCGCCGTGTTGGTCGTGTCCGCTAAACCGAATGGAGCCACTGTTCGATGAACGCCAACGCACGGAGCGGTTACCTTTGTTCCGTTGTCGAGCTGCAACCAGATTTGCTGCAAAGAATCGTCGTATCCGAACGCGATGAAATGCCAATCCGTGTTATTGGGGCGCCCTGCCACTGGCACCGCGTAAATAGCGGTTTGCGGCGAACCCGTCAAATCGTATGCCGTGAACTTCAATTGAAAATTTACCCCATCGTCCGCGATATAAACTGCATAATCTTTGTTAGCGACTGACCATTTCGAATAGACTATAGCACTGCTGAATCCGTAACCAATTCCCAATGTCCAGCCGGTCATGGTAAACGATTTGCCCGGTCCCATGCCCAGAAAAGCATCGTCCGGGTGCGACAGGTTCGCACTGGTGCTCTGGAAAAAGCAGCGATTGACGAGCCCGGTGTTCGATTGTGCACTCGGACCGTTCGTAAGTGGGAGATTTTCTCCGTTTCCTGAAAAATCAATCGCGGGCGGATTATAGACCGGGGTAACTCCTACCTGTTCATCCAAAGGCCAATACCCCACGAGTCCATTTCGCAATGGCGGAGGTGGAGGTGGCGACAAACAAACCGGTGTGCTCTGCGGAGTTTCGCCACAAGGAGCAATCGCGGTGACTACAAAGCAAGTCTGACCCGTTAAAGGGGGCGAGACCGGCACGTCCTGTAAAGGTATGCACGATTGGATTTTCGTGCCGTCCTGATAAACGTTGTAACAGGTTGCATCTGGAAAAGCGTCCCAACGCAACACCAAACCTCCGATAGCATCCGTGATAAAATAATGCACCGGCACCGAGCAAGGCGGAATGTGCGTTTGAGTGCAGATGGGCTGCCCGAATGGTGTTTCTCCATCCTGCGTTACCCCGGTGACAACGTAGCACCCTGGGTCGACGGGCAAAATCTGTTGCGGTCCGCACTCGACAATCCCAAGAAAAGAAGTCGAGCCCAGGTTAGAACGGTAAACATTGTAACAAATCGCGCCTGGATACGAGTCCCACGTTAGACCGCCATCAGTGAAAAAGTAATGAACCGTGCCCAATGGGCTGATTGTTTCGAGCGACACTGCCGGGGCGCCGGAGCTTGTGGGCGACTGGATGAGCCCGCAAATCGGCGGAGACACATACCTTATTTTTGGACGCCTTGAAAATAAGGTATCCAATACCAAATTTGAAATCACGCGACCCTCCTCTTTTTTGCCGATTCGCTCATTTTTAATCGCGATTCCAATGAATGCTTTCGGCCTGCAAAAGACGGTTTGGCGTGCACTGGTCTGGGAATGCCTCGCAATTTAGAAGCGGCCCGGTCTCGAACTTCGGCAGACCTTTTTCTCAAAGCCAAAGAAATTTTTTCGCACTCCTCTGGGGGTCTTTTCTTACCCAAATGCGCTAAACGATTCTTTTCGTTGGATTCTTCTGAATGCCTCTTACCTGTAAATCCAGGCACTCGTAAAAATACTCCGTCTCCGCCCTCCGTGGTATTGGTCAAACGAAACCCCAAAGCTTTAAACAGCCGAATGTATTCCCGTTCCCAAAAATCCCATTCTACGCTAGGCACAGAATCCAGAACTTCCAAAACCGGAAGAAGCCCTAATTTTTGCAAAGATAAAATCCACGTCCGGTTGTGCGTCCCACCTTTTTTGGCTTCTCGAACATGCTGTTTAAAGCGTTCCTTTGGGGAATCCGATTTTCCCACATATCGAATTTCTCCGGTATCCGGCTCTTTTAACGCGTAAATAAATGTTATCGACTTCATGGCCCAAAGCCCTCGCCTGTAGAATATATGAAAGGAACCAACGCAGACAACTCCTGTTCTGCGAACTTGGTTGCGATAATCTGAGCCACTCGGTCAGCCGCGCGTTGCGAAACAATGCTCTCGGCTGTGCCGATTCCGGTCCCAACGAATCCGTCTTCGGTCAGCGTAACCGTTTCCACAGAGGTGAACAAATCTTCAGGCGCGTTCGCGAGAGCGGTGACCAACTCTGCAAACGTATCCGCTTTCGTTGCTGCTCCATCGTATCGAACCGCGTGTAATCCGGTTTCATCCTGGCAAGCAAACGGGCTACCGGTAAGCTCGGGTGCTTCCATGATAGCCACCGGACGAATCCAGCGGATAGTCACCGGTCCATGCCCGACTACCAGCAGCTGAAAATTCGTATCAATAAAATCGTCTTGATGCTTCTCTACGCCGCACGCTCCGCTTTCCGGTGCGGTTTGCTCTGCGGCATCTTCGGTCCGAATCGTTCGAGATTCCGGCTTGAACTGAAAAATTGGAGAGTTAATATCAATTTCAGTGTCGTTCGACAAGCTACCTCGCTCAACTTCCAGCTTCTTTACGAGAGTCGATTTAAACGAGCCGCTCATGCCACCTGCGTATTTAACCGCGATGTCCAGGTCTTCCTCAACAGCACTGAGAGCGACGTCTACCCACTTCAAACGTATTTTACTGCCCGGCGGTTTCGGTGTTACGTTAGCAGTTTGACCGAACATGCCGCGCGTGAAAAGCGCCCACGTAATCGGGCACCCATTGTCGAGCCGGTTGGGCTGGAAAACTTCCCACAGCCTGTTTTTCCCATCGTCGTCTACGCTTACGTGAAACAATCTTTCGACGTCCTGAACGGTGCCGCCCATCCATTGCACAGGGCGCGTGCCTAGCCAGTATCCTGCCCAAGCAGGTCCAGAATCATCAGACAAGCTAGTGAAGCTAGCGTGATTAAGAACCCAAGTATGCAAATTAAATCTATCTTCTGCGGGGACGCTGATACATAGAAACTGACCAAAAGCCCCTGTAGCCACCAACGAAAGGTCATCATCGAGAGTAGATTTACTCACCAACATTTCGTTGTCACGAGTTGGCAAACGCGTTGTGATTTTTCCAGATTGAGCCGGGTCAAAAAAGGCTACGCCGGACGGACCGAACCACACGAGATGCCCGAAGTGCGAAACGGTCGAGCGGTTCGAGAGATTTCCGACCTGGATTACTTCCTGTTGAAAATTCACGGTCGTGGGCCAGAGCGTTCGGTCTCTGATGTTCGCCTGAACGATAGAACCGTTTACGGCAGTGAATACCATGAGCTGCGGCGCCTCGATAGCGGGAGTCCGAACCATCGCAGTGATTTCATGACCGAAGAAAAAGCTGCTTGCGCTGCCTAGATAAATGTTTTCGCGAAAGCTAAATGGGTTGTCGATGTCGGACGCGAAAAGCTGCTCCTGACTTGCTACCCAGAGCCGGTCACCAACCCAAACCATCATTGAACCGCTCGGAGTTTCGAACGGGTCACCAACGAGCTGCCCGGCATTCGCGCCATCGAACCAACCTGGAGCTGAGAAGCCGCCATCCTGAATAAACATGACCGCTTTGCTCGGAATTATTTTTATGGCGGAAATGAGGTTGTTGGGCGTTATGCGTTCTGCTGACTGGAAAGTCTGCTCGAAAAACAATTGCTCCGCGAATGGGCTGAACAGCAGACCGGGCACCGGAGTGAACGTCGTGAACGGAAACGTGCTTCGGTAGATTACGCCATCAACAGCAGCGAGACAAATCTCCGTGCCTACTAACGGTCTGAAAATAGCGGCGCCCTGAAGATTTCCATCCGGAAGAGTTGCCCAGCATTTGTAACCAGGACGGCAAGCCCACATGCCGCCCACGTTGAGCATGTTAATGGCGGACCAAGCGTAACCGAGCGGAGTTTGCGCCGGGTCAGTGTCGGACCGAACGCCAGAGGGCCAAGTGCTGTCGAAGTCGAGCAGCCTTGTTCCTGGCGGTAAACTGTCGAACGTTGAAGCCATCGCGATTACCGAATGTCATACTCAAACTTGTCGCGCGGCTGACTCCAGTCGAGCACTTGCGGCGGCATCATCGCGTTCGGGCTCTCCAGCTTAAGCTGCGCTTCAAGTTCCATGCGCGCGGCGTTCGCCTCGTATTGCTGAGCTTCAGCCATTCGCAATTCCTTGTAGAATTTCCTGGCCTGCAGCGCGAGAAGAAAAGCGAGCCTGCTGCTCATCGGAATGTGGTCGCTCTTGTAGCGAAACTCCGCGATGGTCTTGATGAAAGCGATTCGCACCCAGGAGCAACTCCTGTTTAAACGTAATCTCCGATATTGGGGAAGTGTCTCATCCGGCTCGTATGTGCCCAGGACGGTGTGCGCGGCGCCGCTGTTGTCGATTGTGCTCAGCGTTATTTGCGAGACCGACAATCCCTTTTGAACGCTCGTAATGCGAGCCACATTAGGGGCGCCCAAATCAGGAACTGCAACACCGAAAATAGTAGGAACAAGCAGCCCGTTAAGCCACACACCATTTTCCTGTCGGCGAAGAACATTTCCCTGGTCATCATATCCAAAAACAATCAGCGGAACATTGTTGTCTTCCGGCGTGTTGACAAATGCCACGAGCTTGGCCGGATGAATCAGGTCGCGATAAGTTGGCCAGCCGAACCCTTTGTCATCAAATGACCACTCGCACACGCCGCGCTTGCAGTCACCAGGACCGTTTAGGTGGAAACTGAAAAGAGCCGAACGTCCAACCGCGGGCTGCCCGCCCACGTTGACGCCAATTACGGTCTGGACTTCACGAGGAAGAGTGACGCACCGGCGACCGCACCCCGCCGATGACCCACACGTCTTGTTCTCATGACAATGACAACCGACCGAGCACACATCTAAATATCCCTTTATTCCTTCTAAGTCTTCTTTGTTGGCTACTAACCCAACAGCGTCCCCTATCCAGCGTAAAAGCTTCGCATCATTACAAGTTCCAATAATTTCTTTGGAGTCATCCCAAATTGAGTCAACTGTGAAGATAAGCGGCTCCTTTCCGGATATTTTCCACAGCAAACAAGGGTTGCAAATTGGAAAAATGAAAACATTTTTTTTGTTCGTCGGACCTAGACAAATCAAACTTGGCACATGGCTTAATGTGGTCTACGTGCCATACTGGGCCATAGTTTTCCCAGGTCATGCCGGGCTTAAATTGAGCCGACAAGTGCAGCTTCAATTCAGCCACCGAACACCCCAATAAAGATTTTGTGGTATCCGACTTATTTGCGCCCTTCAACGCCACGTAAATCCGGCATCGAAGATTGTTTATCAAATTGTATTCTGGGTTTTCTTGTCGTTGCTTCGCACGATACGCCCACCGATTCAGTTTGTGCTTCTTCGCCTGCAATCTCCCGTAAGCCCTAGCAGCTTCCAAATCAGCATCACGGCGTTTTTTTGCAGATTTATTGGCGATTCGTTTTCGACCTTCCGGATTTTTAGCAACCCAAGCTGCCATCGCCAAGTGGGCTTTTTCTGTGTTTTCAGAATACCAACGCAACGCCCGGGCGCGTCCACATTCTTTACAATGTGACAAAACACGTCCGTCTTTGCAGGTATAAAAATCTGAAAGTGGCTTTTCTTTTTTGCAACGAGAACAGCTTTTCAATATTCGTCTCCCTCGTTCTCATTATCTTCCGATTTTGCTTTTGCGAGCGCATCGAGCGCATCATCCGCGCTCATGTCGCGCTTCGAGGGGCGAATGTCTTTTTCCTCTTCGGCAGCTAGAATGCGCTTCACGGTGATTTCGCACTCGTAGTAATAGTGCTCGCCTTCTTCGTTGGCTTTGTATTTCTCAGTCGTCTTCTGATAACAAATCACCATTGTTCCGCAATCAGGCAAATCCAAATCTTTTGGCCCCCGGTAACAAAACTTTGGATAAATAGTTTCACCGGCGTCCGTAGGGTGCCCTAGGCCGATTTTCTCGTCATAGGTATCTTCACGTTTTTCGCCTAGCTCAATTGGCATCGATTCCATACTATTAACAGTCGGTGGTTTTTCAGCTACCCGGAAGGAATGTTTCTCCGTCCGGAGGATTCTTCACAGTCAGCTGATACACAGGGGGTTTTACAGTCTTGTCTCCGCCTTGCGGCGCCCGGCATTCGTGTGAAAGAATGCGCCGGTGCACGGTCCCGTCCGGCAGCGTGATTTTGTCACGCACGACCGGTAGTGTGCAGTCGCCTCGTCGCCGGTGGTCGCCGTCTTCATCCCGGTCACACTTTAAGTTATTCGCACCCATGAAATCCTCGTGTAAGTTGACCTGACTTGCCAGAAAAGCCCGTTGGCGAAAAGCTGCAGAACATTGTTCGGGCTGAGTGTAGTGACGATACCTACCGCGTTGACGGTGACACTTTGGTTAAATCCCACGCCCCCCTCAAAAGCTGGTTCTGTTAACGTAGTGAGTGCTTGCGTGTTCACACTAGTATCCGTTGTATCTTGTAAGCTGAGATTCAACGGAGAGTTTACCGCTGAAGACTGGTTCGTGACGGTTGAGGTAAACCGAACAAGGTATTGCCCAGCGACAGGAAGAATAACCTGCGCTGGAACCGTTCCAAAAACCACGGGGACCGCTCCGTTCAAACCGGTTGAAAAATTTGAATTCGGCCCTCCTTCAAAAATTCCATTCTGCTGCGTGGGTCCGTTTAAGAGGGTAGGACCGCGCTGGCCGGTTGGGCCTTTGCCGCCTTTATCCCCCTTGTCGCCAGGAACGCCGGGCGCACCTTTTATAGATAGCCCGCCTGGAGCAACGGGAATAACAATCCGACCAGCATCGATTATGCTTTTCGGATTTCCAATGGCTCGCACAAGCGACAACGATAAGACGCCATTAGTCGCATCCAGCACCGAATACCAGCCGGACCCTTGGACAAAGACAAATTCCGCCGTCTGAATAGCCGATGTTAGAAAATATCTTACCGTGACAATCGTGCTCGAATTGACTGGCTGGTTAAACGCGGACAAGGTCACTGAAAACCCTTGTTGGCCGTTTGTTCCCGGTTGACCGACATTCCCTGCCGGGCCAGCAAAGTCAACGATTGACTGATGGAGCAGACGGAGAAAATAGCAAGAGATTCCTTCGCCGAATCCACGCGGATTCGAAGGCAGCCCCAGGTCTAGGCCACACGGCAGTTGCCAATCGACCACGCCGGGCGATACATCAACTTTAGTGACCGCGCCGAAAAATGCGGAAACAAAATTGTTGACTTCGCTCTGTAGCGATTCACAGATTACGCGATTTGAACCCATGTGATAGTCGTATAGAGAGGAAACACAGTCCCGGCGCCAAAGACCTCAAGAGCAACGTTATTGTTAATAGAGAGCGTGTCCACGAGCACCGTCATAGGGACCATCATGTCCGCAATCAGCGTGACTTGTGCCTCGACTAAGTCGGTGTTGGTGGTTGTATTGAACATTCTCGCAAAGAAAGGCACGCCGTTATTATCGGGCTGCATCGCGACTACGACGGTGAAAAGATACCGGCCAACATTCGGAAGCGTCACAACTGGGTTAGACGCCACAAAATAAACTGCGTTCCACGAGTTTACCGCCTGATGAAAATTAGTTCCGGCGCCCTCGTGATACTGTCCGTTGGTGTTGGTGACGCCACTCGTGGGCGCCGGTAGCCCTTGCGGGCCTTGGTCGCCAGTGTCGCCCTTATCGCCCTTCTCTCCTTTCGGACCCGGGTCGCCGACGATGTTCGCGCCCGGCGCACCTGATGCAACCACGAGCGAATTAACCGGAATAAATGCCGGGGCGCCCGCCAGGACCGCTATCATTGTCAAGAACAGCGTGCCATCCGGGTTAGCTTGGTCAATGTGATACCAGCCCGAATTGTCGATGAAAACCACCAAGTCTTGCACCAACACCGGATTGAATTCAGTTCTTACCTGAATCTGAGGATTGTTTAACGCGGGTTGATTGAAACCGTGCGTCACGATGGTGAACGCATTCTGCCCGTTCGCGCCGTTAGTTCCAGCGGCGCCTTGCGGACCGGTCAAGCCGGTGATGCCCGTTGAAAACAGCCGGAGAAAATAGCAGCCTAACGGCTCGGTCGCTCCGCGCGGGTTGTTGAGCAAGCCAACATCGAGCGAACACGGTAGAGACCATTGAACCTGTCCATTAACTTCCGTTTTGATTACGTCACCGAAAAACTGCTTGATGAAATTTTCAATCTGGCTCGGAAGCGTTTCGCAATTTGCGCGATTGTCCGGCCCGTGCCCGCACGGGTTGTGACAGGACATAAACCGTCCGGAACAGGTGTCAATCGGATTGTCTTTCATCCGACCCCGCCCCAATGCCTCGTCACTCTCGGGCAAACCGCCCCGGTCATTGTCGCCGCCGTCGCCGCAATCTGTGCAAAATCCTTGAGGCATACTACTTGATGAGCTGCTTGACTACGGATTGAACGTCGCTATCCTGCGCCATTTTATGCGAGGAAGTAAACGCATCCAAAACTTTCTGTTTCAAGATGGGGTCCGAGACTTCTTTGTTCACCCAGCCAAGAAAATCTTTACCTCCTTGGACAACCTGCGTCAATCCCTTGCCAGCGAGTGAACCGGCAACATTCATCGCGCCAACTCCCACTAACGCGCCCGGGTTGGCTGCGGAGGCAACTGTCAAAGCGGTCTTAGCCAAATGCCAGCCTACGACAACAATCAGAACGAATCCACCGGCATATAGAAAATATGGCACCTGTATCAGACCGCTTCCTTCGACTTTCTTTCCAGCCACTTTCTCGTTCTCGGCCTTAAATGACTCGATTTTTTTATCAAGCTTGGCAATCGAGGCTCGCAACTCATCCGCCAGGGCTTGAGACGATTCAGTTGGCCGCGAAGCCGGAACCCCTACCGATTCCGCAACTGCGTCCGTCAAAACTGCCGTCTCACGCGCGGGGGTAATGACGTTTGTGCTTGTGTTTTCCGCAGTCGCAGCTAACAGAGTCTGAGCAGCCTTTTCCTTCGCCAGCTCCGCTGCTTCTTTCTGCAGTTCCTTCTGCGAGCTTGTCGGTTCCGGAAAACGATGGACCTTGCTCTGGCCGAATTCCACTGTCTTCGGGATTAGGCTGCTGATGCACCCCGTGAGGCTTAGGAGTGATAACATGAGAGATAGGGACAGAATGATTCTTCGCATAACGCTTTCTTTTGAGTAGGTGATACAGGGTGACTGCGGCAATAGCGACTTGCAAAGCGGTCGCTACGTGAGGCAAAGCTTGGTCGATAGTGTGCGCAACCGCAGCAGCTGACAAATTGAGTGTCGCAAAAGCAGCGAGCTGAGTTTCTGTGATATGCTGCGAATTCATACAAAACCACCTCCAATTGCCGTTCTAAAAGCCTGGACTCGGTTATATACAAACGTGAAGTCGGCTAGTGTCAATGCCTGATGGCAAAGGTTAAGACTCAGTATGTAACTTCCATTAACAGTCGCAGCTGGACCATTCCGGCCATGAAAATAAACACTAAAAGCGTTTTGCCGCGGGTCGGAAGTATCGTTGCCAGAAAATGTATATACTGTTGCAGGCGCATTGCTAGAATTAGCGGCATGAATCTTGAGCACGTTGGTCGCAGTTCGATTGACTGAGAAAAACCCTTTCGTAAAGCCTGGAGTAAAAGACCCAGCGCTACCGCAACACGAGCCGCACTCCAACGTCCATGCGCCAGCGGATGGCGCGCTGTTATTAGTTCCAACTACGTTATCAGTGCAACCAAAAACGGGATTGCTGTTTTCGGTAAAGACATAAACTGACCACCCTATATTTGTTGCGCTTGCGCCTTGCCCTACACCCCACATAACCGAGCTAGTGCAGCCCAAATCGGAAGTCCAGTTGTTCAGTCCATCTAGGGTGATTATTGATGAGCCAGCAACAGGCCAAACAGAAGCAGCGTGCTGCCCGTTGTTGTTTAATAGCTCGTTCACAGACGGACCGACAAGAATAGGAGTGTTGGGCGCATAGCAGCTCGAAGCGGGTGGATTAATTCCGACTATCGGCCCAGGCACTACGCCGTGAACGAAAATCATCTTTGACCAAACGCCGTCTGCCTTCATACCAGACACAAGGTCTGACACGGCTTGAACGTAAGCCGCAGACGGGTCTGCGCCACCATTGGCGATTACGCGAGCTTCCCAAGCTGTTGCTACCGGGTCGAGCGAGGCGGCTGCCACTTGCGCAGCAGCTAACAGTCTTCGATTGAAAATCGGATTAGGCATTAGTCTTGCAATAATCCCCAGACCCACTGCAGCGCGGTCGCCGCATACGTTGGCGTTCCAGATGTCACCGCTACCGCATACAAATTGGCACTGCCCGAGGCTTGCACAGCGATGCCCAGGCCGGACTTCACCGCAACCGCTTCACTGTTCACGGTCACATAATCGGTGGCTGCCACCGAAACGCGTGCAATCACGTTCACGTCGTTCGTGCTAAACGCGAAAGCAGCGTGGTCAGTCGTAGTAGCTGCGGCGGGATTGACATCGAAAATGAAAATGTCCATCGCAGCTTTCTGGTTTGACTTATCCAGAAGAGTAAGTGATTCTAGAATCGCAGTGCCTCCCGATTTTCGAACGGCATTCGTCAACGTCTGAATCGCTCCGACCGTGAAACCGGCGGAGTATGCAGACGTGGAAATTGTTGGGTTGATTTTCGCGGTGAAGGTATATCCGCCGACATTGTTGTTGATGACCAACCTTGCAAAAAGTCCCTTTAGCAACGACACAACGGTCCAGGCCGAAGTAGAGTCGGTCGCTGCCGCATCGATTGTCGACCCCTGCGTGACATCGGCGCCGTTAGCCACCGAAGCGCGCACGTCGCCGTCGCCGATACGAACCAGCAAAGCCGGGTCGGTCGTCAGGTTTGGCGTAGACGCGCCCAGGACTCTAGCGTTGCCACTCGCGGTCCCGTCTTGAATCTGTGTTGCACCACCTGCGCCTCCGCCACCTGACGTGGAAATGCCCAGGTTCAATCGGGTGAGGATTTTCCGCAACAGGTTGTTGTCCGAGTCAGCCGGTTGAAAGACTGTGTCGTTAATCATAAAAAAGCTATTCTGAAAAATGAATCGGGGGCTGCTGGCTGTTGAGGCGCCAAACAGCCCCCGAAGGTTCCCCTACCCCGATGACTCTAGTGGCCCTCTCGGGGCCACAAAGAAGTCATCGAAAGGGTTTACAGCGTGGGCACACCCGGCCCAATCACTGGTGACTCGTTGTCGCCGCACACTCCGATGGAGGTGAAGCTGTCAGCTCCACTGAACGAGCTGGCGTTCGTGGTATTGCAGCTCACGAGGCCCAGGTCAGCAGTGCAGCGCTGATACAGAATCGGGATAATCCAGTGCGGTCGCAGAGGCCGATACGCACGGGTGATTTGATACTGGTGCCAGCCGAAGTCTC